GACACAAATGACGAAGAGATTTCCAGTCTTCATGCTCAACGCACAGGCGATGAAGCTGTAAAGACACAGGAAGTTTCCAGTCTCGCATTCAAAGATCTTGATCTTGACAGCGACGTTTCCAGCTTGAAAGACGAAATTGCTGATGCAGTTAGCGATGCTAACGTTAACATCGACAACGACATCTCTAGCTTACAAGCTCAGCGTAAATCTGACGAGGACACAAATGACGAAGAGATTTCCAGTCTTCATGCTCAACGTACAGGCGATGAAGCTGTAAAGACACAGGAAGTTTCCAGTCTTGCATTCAAAGATCTTGATCTTGACAGCGACATCTCCAGCTTGAAAGCTGCAGTTTCTGATGTTGATAGCAATCTTGATGAGGATATCTCTAGTTTACAAGCTCAGCGTAAATCTGACGAGGACACAAATGACGAAGAGATTTCCAGTCTTCATGCTCAACGCACAGGCGATGAAGCTGTAAAGACACAGGAAGTTTCCAGTCTCGCATTCAAAGATCTTGATCTTGATAGCAACGTTTCCAGCTTGGCTGCATTGGCCGCTAAGAATGATGTAGTTGTTGCAGAAAAACAAATCTGGTCAACTGGTGATGCTGTATCAAGCGTAACTATTGATCTCGGAAGAGAATTCTCAACAACTCCAAAAGTTGTTGGTGTACTCATGACCTCTGTAGACACTGATCCTATCATTGGATTTATGCTCAAGTCGGTTAATGGAGGAAGTGGTAGTAATCATACTGCTACATTCGTATTCTCTGACGATATTGCTAGCACCAGCTACAAGATGCAAGTTTTGGCTTCCATCTAATACGAGCAAGATTTCTTATCTTGGGCGACCCCGTTTTGGGGTCGCCTTTTTTGTGTATAAATATATATGAAAGATTGGCAAAAAATGTTTGAAAAACAAAATGATGAAATAGAAAAGTTCGACGAAACAAAACAGAATACCGCCGAAAATCAAAAGCTGCTAAAAAAAAGATTCAACAAATTAAAACATAAAGCATTATATATTGATGCTGAATATGAAGAGGTGTGCGATGTATTTTCTTATGCAAAAAGCGAATTTATAAGTAACATGTTTAGTTATTGCGCGGATCGAAAATTGCGTCCACCATTGAGTGATGATAATAAGAAAGCGGATGCATCAAAAGATGATGCCGAAACAAGTGAAGAGATGAAAGATCTTTACAGAGAAATTGTTAAGGCCACTCATCCGGATAAAACTCAAAACCTTGATGAAAACGAAATCGAAGAACGTACACAACTCTATCAAGAGGCTGTTTCCGGAAAACAAAAAGGAGATTATTGGGGTATTTTCAAGGCCGCACTAGAACTCGGAGTGCCCATAAAAAAATTATCATTTAGTTATATTGAGGAGCTTGAGTGTGCTATATCTGATATCGAAAAAAAAACAAACACAATCAAAAACGATTTAATGTACAAATGGTATTACGCCGACGAGAATATACAAGCAAGTATATTTGAACAACTAACAAAAAATCAAGAAAAATACGAATAACTTGTTAATATAATACATGATACAATTTTATAATGTAAAGAAAAAACAAAAGGTTGAAGTAGACACAAGCAAGGTAACAAAGCATGCATATGAAAAAACCGCGAAAAGCGGGAAGCTTACAGTTCGTTATGCATTAAAAGCCGTGGACGAAGATGGTACGAAATTGACCAAATTCTGTAGTAAGGCAGATTACGACTCTATTTAAATTATTCTGATATTATAAAAGTCGCGGGATTGCTTGTTGAACTGTTTGCCGCGCGATTGAGTTTATCTAAATTGTATACATGATCACCGTCGCTGTCGGTGACTCCATTGCTATCACATACAGTAAATTTATTGTTCACATCAAAAGTATTATCTAATTGTATACCGTCGGCATAACTTTGATATGTATAAATTGTTCCGCCATTTGGCGCGGTACCACCTTCTGAAACATTTTCAAAACTGATATTATTTGCATTTGTAACAGTTGTTCCTGCTGGTGCAAGTCCAGCGCCGATACTATTTGGAGATGCAATAACCGTCCTTGATGTAAATCCTTCAAGTGTGTAAGTTGGATTGCTTTGTATCGAGCTTGTTGCAATTCCTGCGAGATTGGTTGCGCTAACAACCCAATTGAATGTACCTTTTGTGTCTGCGTCTGTAACTGTTAAGCTATATGCGTTGCTTAATTTTCCTGTACCGCTTGCTGTTTGTGAAAGTGAAGATGGACTGGTTTGATTCGGATCAACGCTTAACGTTGGGACGCTTAACATCAATTGACTTGTTGACAGATTAAAATTATCACTTGTGCTAGTTGTGCTTGTTTTTATTTTTGATGCAAGATTGTTTATGCTTATTGTTAATGGAGTATTTGCAATGTTTACTATTTTATATGATTCGCGTACTGCACCATTTGATGTTTTGGTGGCGGTTATTTTTAGATTATTTGCGCCGCCATCTCCTTCAATATTGTATCCACCACTAGAATATAAAACATTTTTGTTTGTTTCATAAGTACTTGAGTTGGAAACTGTTAATTGATTATTGGGGGAAGTATAAGAAATTATATCTTGATTTACAACTATGTTTTCTACTGTTGCAGATTCGGTTGATTTGATTGCGCCTTGAGAATTTGGATAAAGCGCTGCGCCAAAACTTATACTTGGTACAGTAGAATTGTGCACTTCTGCAATATCTGTGGTTGTCGCGGGATCACTTTCTGTTCCGAAATTGTTTCTCGCTTTGAATGTTGCACTTTGAAGGCCATCACACATTGCAGATCCAAGAGTTCCACAAACATCCAATGGAACCAGAAATTCAAAATTACCATTTGGAAGTGTTGATTTACTGTAGCTTGATGAATATGATTGTCCGTCACTGATTCCTTGATCAACTACTTGAATGGATATATCATTGATTGATACGCCGTTACCATCCACTTCCACTTTTGAGTTGACAATATCACCAGCTTTTACTTGACTTGTTCCAATGATATGTGGTGCGGTGGCGCTGCTCGCAAGACTATCCATTTGCGTGCTCACAATAACTGGGCCATTTGCAACTTTAACATTTACGCGATCTGTGTCTGTCGCACCATTGCCTGTTCGTACCGCATATATTTCTATATTATCAACATTACTATATATACCATCAATATAATTTACTGTTTTTGTGTTTTCAAAATCTCCACTATTATTGATTGATACATAATTGCTTAAACTAGTATAAGATATATAATCTATTCCATTTATCCAATTTGATATGTTGTTTGTGAATGTTGTACTTTCTGTTTCTCTTAAACCATCTGTTCGGCCATTGTATGTGGTTGGATTGTTGGCTATAATGTTTGGGTATCTTTGATCGAGATTGCGCGATCCACTGGAATGAGCGAAATCAATTGCTTCTTTTAATTCTCCAGTACTTCCGAAATCGTCAATTGCTTGAACTGCCACAGACTGTGCGCCATCACGATTTGATACGGTGACAGGTATTGTTGCTCGATATGTTCCGCCGAGATCTTCTAAGCTATAATTTGCGAAATCTATTTCTTGGGCAAGTCCATGATCGTGAACTTTTATACTTTGAATATCACTTCTGTTGAAGTCTACATATACATTGATTGAGTCTCCTTGCTTGAGGTGAGTTGTACCAAGTAGCTCTCCAGGTTTTGGAGTTGCATTTTCAAGCGAATCAATTAGTATATTTATTGGTGCGGGTCCAGAACCTAATTCAGTGAGGGGAATTACTATTTCTCTACCATTCGCCTCTCCTGTGATACCAGTTAATCCCTCTACATTCAAGTTGTCGATAAATCCTTCGAATCTACGAGTGTCTGTACCAAGTTCAGTTATATTATTGAATGGAATATCTTGGCCGTTTATTTTTGCTGTACCAATGTATTCATCGTTTGGCCCATCCCACTGTAAGGTGAAGCGCATGTCTTCTGCAACTGCAACAGTAACTCCAGATAGTTGAGTGTTTGCTGTTGGGGTTTGATAATAATCTTTGTTTGTTACTCCTAGGTTATCTGTCGCATCAGAGAAGAAGAGGAACGGAGAGGCTTCTTCGAGTGTTTGCTGTATACTTTCTACTGAAGTTGCAACATCTACTCCATTGATTGTTAATCCATTCGTAAAATCACCACTAGAGAAAACAACATCATCTGTAGTGCGAACATTTTGATCCATCGAGATCGAAAGTCCGCTAATATATAAATTATCAAATACACCAGTAGCCCAAGCTTTCGTTGGTCTTCCAACTCCACCCTCACCGCTGTTTCTTGGTACTAAATTTCTTGTGGCCATCTTATTAATTACACAGAATATACCTAAAATGATATCTCATCAGTAAATGCTTCTGGGCCGCTATTATATCTCCAGTGATTACTTCTCAATTCAAGATCATTTTCATTTCTCAGTATCCACATTGGATCAGATACATGAGCTGCGTTTGATGGTACGACATCTCCATTTTCATCAAGCTCAAAAGCTTCTTCTAATGTATATCTTAGGTCGGTAAATGTATTTTGTATTAAATTTAATATATCAGGATTACCTGTAAAATAATCCAGGAAATCAACCCCGCTAATTGTTAGTGTTGTTGGTACATGTACATTATTTCCGTCAAGGGTGAGTTGCGGTTGTAGCGGATTGTCCCCAATGACATATTTACCCGGCCCTACTTTTTGAATAGGCTCTCTTAATTTATTGAATTCCATTATTTATAGATAACATCTGAAACTCCAGTTTCTTTATATGTTATAGTATATTTCATTGTGAACCCAGATACTGTGTGAGGTCTTTTTACAAATACTTTTCTTGCTTCATCACTATCTATTCTTACGGATGTATCTCCGTTTAAATACATGATGTTATTGTTTTCTGGATCGTCTGTTTTTTCAGGGTCAAAAGTTGGGTCTATTGTATGAAATTGTATTGGATATGGTGATTCATTAAATAATAAAACACTCTCCGCTAATCCAAGGTCATACAGGTCAGTAAAGTCTTTTAATTCATACGAATTGACGGCGCTAGCTTTTTCATTATCAAAACGCAACGCGTACATTGTGTCTGTGTGAAATACCCCGTCTTGCTGTACGCATCTACCTGTGTCTGTATATTCTGCATGAATAAAATAATCTGGGTGACCTGTTTCAGGAGCGCTTGGATTTGTCCGAGCGTTCGCAAAGTGAGTGTTATAGATATCATCCATTATAAAGCGATCTACTCCATAACAGTCGCCCGAATATGTTCCAAATCTATCTTCTTCTGGTATATTTTCTAAAAGAATAAAGTCTTCTTCTATTTTTTGGTTAACGGTTTTTGTTATTAATTTCCAAGGTTGTATATCAACCCTGTCTATATTAACAATTGTTCCTGTTTGTGCGGCAATACCAGATGATATGCTTGAAAGTAATCCAGATACTTCTACACCTCCGAAGCCGCCACTAATTGCTCCACTTAGCCCAGATATTAAATCACCAAGATTTCCTATATCTATTGAACCACCGCCAATTGATCCGCCTCCACCAGCAGACGGTTCCCATCTACCATCACCTGTATTCCAGTTGTAAGCAAATACAGGTTGAGGTGATAAGTGATCTAATTTCGTTATATCCGTGTATAACGGATTATTACTAAAGTTTCCTGGGTTAGACATCTCAGGAAATGTTACACTTTTTTTTAGCTCTTGTCTAGGCGATGCTTGATGCCATTTCTTTTCTCACTATATTCCTTGAAGTATTTTTGCCTCATTGGGTCGTAACCAAGTTTATCTGTGCGTCTCTGGCTCATTTCATTGCTTCTATCCATCAGTTCACCAACTGTACCTTTTGAGTTTCCGGTTTTTTCAACGAAAGCTTGATTGCTGAATGGATCAATACTGCTATCTATGGCAGCTTCAGGACTATAAAATACCCTATTCCACTTTACTCCCTCTTTATCAACATAGATGTGCTCATCTTTCATTGATTGAAGTAAGTCAATAGTTTCTCCTGTTTCAGGATGTTCGTATGTATAAAGCGGCATTATTCTAGAATTTTATTTAATGTATTTTCATAAGTAAAGGTTTGTTTTAATTTTTCACCTTCACTATTATTTATTTTACATTTTGTTTCTGCTTTTTCCATAGCTGATATAAACTCATCTGTGTCAAATGTATGTATATTGCCTTGATTGAAGTCGCCGCCTTGATGAAAGAATATGTTATCATAAACAGGTTCTGTTCCGTTTGGTTCAACCAAGATACTATTTTTACTTGTCGCCCAATCTGTGTGGCTACTTGCGTTCAATACCACGCTCCACTTGCCTAAACATGTGGCGTTAAAAGACGGTAAGTTCCATCCTTCGGCTCCACTCATTCCCCCGAGATCAATATCTATTGAGTTTAGAAAATCATTTACTTGTGAATTTTGTGGTAGAAACGGAAGGAAATTTATGTTTCCATATCTTTTTCCTTTTGTGATATTCGAGATCGCACTTTCCATTTGTTCTTTTTTGAAGAATGGATTGGTAATGCAGCATGTCAATTGATAATCATAATTGTTTCCATACTTTTTAATCCAGGATTGTATGATTTTTTCTGTATGTTTTCTTTTTTCAAACTTACCCATCAAACCAAAATGTATTTTATTTGGCATGTATGTTTTGTTTGTTTTATGAAATGATTCATCAAATCCCAGTGGTGCACTATGAGCTTTTTCGAATTTGCTTGCGGCATAACTACTGCTGAATACAACTTTATCTTGAAAAGCTGCAAGCTTTTGCTCTGATTGCGTTGGTTCATCTAGCTCGTAAAAGGTATAAAGTATTTGTCGCGAAGACACTCGATGCTCTGACCCATTGAGATGCCACATTTGTAGGGTGGGCGTATCAACATCTAGTTTTGAGTATCTCTGTTTACCAGATTCTTCAAGCCACTTCTTGAAGTCATCTTTCTCCTCTCCGAATGAACTAACATCAATCTTTCCAATTGGAAACAAAGCAACATCCATATTTTTTTTAAACATTGCCTTTAGTAGATTGTAGGATACATTGCCAAATGACAATGAGTTTAGTGGTCCTTTGTATATCAGTTTATTCATATCAGAATGGAATATCTGCAAATTCGTCGTCAGCTTCTTCGGCTTGAGGTTCTTTGGTACTTGATTGTCCTGAACTGGTAGAATCTTCAGATTTGTCGAGGAATGTTACTTTTTCTGCAACACAATATGTTCTAGTGCGATTTTCTCCATCTTTCGTCTTCCAACTACTTGAAGCAAGTCTTCCCTCGACCAATACTTTTCTTCCTTTACTTAAGAAGCGGTTGCAGTTTTCTGCGACACTGTTCCATGTTTCTACGTCTATATAAAAAACACTGTTGTTTACTTTGTTGTTTATTGCGATTGCAAAATCGCATACTTTATTATCTCCTTTGATTTCGCGGAACTTTGGGTCGCGCGTTAAGTTTCCTAATGCTATATATTTGTTCATAATTCTTCTAATAATTCGTGTTGTATGTGTTCTATTGCAGAGTTGTGGATGTTGATACAACCCTGTATGCTTAAGTTCATTGTTTCACCTATTTTTTTCCACGGCATAACTTTGTTTTTTGTACCAATAATGTATCTCATTTCAAATATCTTTTCTACTCTTGTGTCAGGATGTTCTTTGATTACGCCCAATACTTTATTGAATAAATCTTGTTTAATACTCTCGGAGATTGTATCTTCATTAAGGTCGGTATTGTCTGCCATATTTTCTATAAATTCACTCTGAAATGCTGGGCGACGTTTGTTTCTATTGTATAGATTTAAACACATCCATTTAGTTTCATTGCCGAGGTAAGTGCTGAATTTCGCACCTCGATCTGGGTCATATTTCTTGGCAGCGTTATATATTTTATATTCCTTATCTTGTATTAATTCGTTGTAGTCAATGAAGGGATTGTTCGGACTTGCGTAATTATTGACCATCTCGAGATAGATGCCGCTATGCCTATTAACTAATTCCTCGAGACTATCTTCAACATCAATTTGTTTTTGAATATTTTTGATGAGCTGTGAGTCTTCTAGGTTTTCATTCATAATATAGATGATAACACTTGATTTACTTTATTCGATATTTCTTCCATGTTTTCAAGATCAAAATCACTCCATTCAATATGGTTTCTTGATTTATCCTTGAGTATGGGATCGTTATCTAACTCCTCTTGGTTTGGTGCTACATTACCCGCTCTAGTGATATGTATAGCCTCCCCGCCCATCTCATGGATCCAATCAATCTCGTTTTCGAACCGAACATCTGTCACAAACACATAAACTTCGTTACCCAGATCCCTGAGTACATCATCTTTGATTTTGTCAACCCAACAATTCTTATTTAATTTTCTTCGAACGTGAGTTCCGTATGTAACTAGAAATGGTCTTATTATTTGCTTTTGGGATGTATCTTCCGTGAAGGCAGATATACCAACATACTTTGAGAGTAGTTCATCTGCTTCCTGTTTTAATGAATCCGCAAATGCATACCTTTTGTATTTCTTACCTGCGGAATCTAAGAATGGTTTTGATAGGTTGAACAAGCTATCTTTACCGCATCGAGCCAACCCGCATATTCCTATGAGTTTCATAATTATGCGCCAAATACCATCTTAACATTAGATGATAGGTCGTGTAGTCCAGCGTTAGCTAGCATTCTTGATACGCTATGGTACGATATCAGGTCGTCAAATTCATCCTCCATTGCGTCAGCCTTGAGTTCATGGGAAATCATGACCGATGATAGTTTTAGGTTTTTGCCGCGCCGATCAAGCATCTCTCTGAGAGCTTCGGTACATGCCTCGGTTTCATCTTCAGCTTGGATTATCACTGACCAGTCAGAGCAACGAATCATATAATATCTTCCATCACTTAAATCTATAATTTTCATACAGCAAGTATATCAACATTTCATCAATTTGTCAATTCTTATATTTATATATATTAATTAAGATATATCTATGAATATGTATTGTATTAACATTGTACAATTAATTGAATGTCCAGGATTCAATTTTTTGAATTTTGTTTGACAAAACATGGTTTTTGAATTAGTATTGTTTGCATGAGAAAATTCACACAAATACCAAGTGCCATTCAGGAAGATGTTATTGATGGAAAATTAATAGGTAACGATCTCGTAGTTTACAACTATCTTGTAACTAAAGCCAGTCATGGTAAGAATATATTTTTCACAAACGAGAGAATCGGTAAGGATCTTGGTGGCATGTCTTATGGGAAGATATCTGCTAGTTTATCTCGACTAAAAAAAGCTCAACACATATCAAGATTCAAGACTTGTAATAGAACAGCAACAAAGCTTGAGACTGTAGTTCTCGATGGAGGCAAACTGATAGTTCGCGGCAAATCATGAAGGTAGCTCTGTGCTTTAGCGGCAAACTTGGAGCGTGGAAGCTCACAAGAGATAGTATATTTGAGAATGTAATTTTACCACTCAAGCCAGATATTTTTCTCTCAACATGGGAGAATGAAGATTATAGAAGTTTCTGCAAACACTATAAACCAATTAGATTCTCAGCCCTTGATTATGCAAACCATGAACATAAAATGAAAAGTTCTACAATTGATATCTGGTCAGGTTTAAAGCCAATGACATTCGGAATGAAGAAGGTCTTCGGGGTATTTGAGGATTACGTTAAGTTGCACAAAAAGAATTATGATCTTGTGATCAGGCTTCGCCCTGATCTTAATGTACTCGACCAAATCAAGCCTCACGAAATCAAAGAAGCTATCAATCGCAAACATATCAAATTACCATTTTACGAAGGTCACAAAATATATGATCACGATGAAGAATTAAAGAAAGAATTTTCATTCAGTTTTGTTTATGAAAAGGCTATCCTACCAAATCAAATCAATGATCAAATAGCAATTGGCGCACCCAAGCAAATGAAAAAATATATGAACTGTTTCGACTCAATCGAAGATCCAGTTAACTTCATGTGGAGCCAAGGTTACCCAGATTACATGTGTCGAATCCCAGAGTGCATATTAACAATGTATCTAAAAATGAACAACATAAAATATTCAGCATTGACAGGTTCAACAAAATTTGGTAATCTAAAAACAAAACTAATAAAATGATAAAATTAATAATATTTGATCTTGATGGCGTACTCGTTGAGTCGCGCGAATTACATTTCATCGCATTGAATCGAGCACTATCTGACGTTGGCGAGCAATATGTCATAAGTAAAGAAGAGCATCTTTGTAAGTATGACGCATTAACCACAACACAAAAACTAGCGAAATTAACTCGCGAAAAAGGATTGCCTGAGTCTAGCCACAATCAAGTATGGAAATTAAAACAACAAAAAACCCTTGAAGAAATTGACAATTTTACAATTGACACTCGAATACAAGAAATTTTAAAAAAACTTAAAACTCAAAATTATACAATTGCATGCGCGACCAACTCGATACGCAGTACAGCAAAATTACAACTCATAAGAAAAGGATTTTTTGAACATATAGACTTTCTTTATTCAAACGAAGATGTACAAAGTCCAAAACCAAATGCAGAAATTTACATGAGGTGCATGTTGAGATGCGCAGTTAATCCAGATGAAACAGTTATCATTGAAGATTCACATATTGGTAGAAAGGGAGCTTTGCGCTCAGGAGCTCATCTCTGCGCGGTAACTGATAGCAACGATTTGACATTTGATAAAGTTCACAATACTATCACCAATGCAGAACGAACATCACACATACAGCCCAAGTGGCAAGGAGGAAATATGAACGTATTAATTCCAATGGCAGGTGCAGGTTCTCGATTCGAGCAGGCGGGATACACTTTCCCAAAACCTCTTATTGATGTAAACGGCAAACCAATGATTCAAAGAGTTGTTGAGAACCTAAACATGGATGCACGGCACATTTTTATTGTACAAAAAGAACATTACGAAAAGTATGCGCTCCAACACACACTCAATTTAATTGCGCCAAATTGTGAGATTGTACAAGTCGAAGGAATAACTGAAGGCGCAGCATGCACAACACTTCTTGCGAAAGAATTTATAAACAATGACGAACCACTTGTTCTAGCAAACTCAGATCAGTATGTAAATTGGAACAGTAATGAATACATGTATTCTTGCGTGGCTGATGATATTGATGGTTCGATATTAACATTTGAATCTACTCACCCAAAATGGAGTTATGCTAAATTAAATGAAGATGGATTTGTTACAGAAGTTGCCGAGAAAAAACCAATCAGTAAGCATGCTACAGTTGGAATTTACTTTTGGAAGAGGGGTAAAGATTATGTTGAATGCGCAGAATCTATGATTGAAAAAGATATTCGAGTAAACAATGAATTTTATGTTTGCCCTGTTTACAATGAAGCACTTCTTCGCGGCGCTCGAGTTAAAACTTTTCATATTGATAAAATGTGGGGCCTTGGCACTCCAGAAGATTTGGATTTATTTTTGAAGTATGAAATTAATAGCTCATAGAGGAAACATCGAGGGCCCAAATCCTCAGCGAGAAAATGACCCTGAATATATTCTTGAAGCAATTGATCGCGGATATGATGTAGAAGTTGACGTATGGGGACACAAGCAGATTTGGCTTGGTCACGATAGCGCACAATACGCCTGCCCGTTAAGCTTCCTCATACAAAACAAAAGTAAATTATGGATTCATTGTAAAAACGATCTCGCATTATTTACTTTAATACATTTTGATTCACTCAATATTTTCTTTCATCAAGAAGATGATCGAACATTAACATCAAAAGGATACATATGGACATATCCAAATAAAAGCGTTTGTCAAAAAAGTGTTTTAGTATTAGAAGATACAAGAAATTATGTTGGTAAAAATTGTTTTGGATTGTGTGGTGATTATTTACTGTGAATCACGAGCCGTATGTTAGCCGCTTTGATCGTTGGTGGCTTGACTTTAATAAATGCTTATTAAAAAAAATAGAAGCTTATGAGGATACAGTTTCTATCATCATACAGGGCCCACTCAATCAACGAAGCATCAACACTATACCTGATTACCTAAAGTACGGAGAGGTGATAGTTAGCTGTTGGGATAACGACGACCTATCATTATTAGACAACCACAAACAAAACATAAAAATCGTAGTAAATCATTACCACGACGCCACAAGTAAAGCTTATCGAACTCACCTCAAAAACCCAATCATATTCCAAAACCATACCACACACAATGCACTAAAACAAGCAATTGGATACTTTGCAATCAAAACACGATCTGATGAAAGTTATCCTATACTTGATCCATTACTAGATATACTTAAAAAAAATCGAGACTCAAAAGAATGGTATAAAATTGTAACATCCAATATTTATTTCAGATATGATAGTCAATTTAAATTTCATCCATCAGATCACTTGATTGCGGGAAACAAAAATAGAATGCGCGAAATTTTTGAAGAAAGCTATCTTAGATGCGTCACAGGTAGAATTAATGGGTTAGGACCAGAGCAGTTGATTGGTCACAGCGCAATTTCTACTTATTTTGACCCTGTTTTAAAATGTCGCGATAAACCTGATCCAAATAGATCAAAAGAACAAATGAAAAAACACTTTGACATTATTCGAATACGCAACCTACCTCGCCGCATATGGACATCTAGTTACAGAAAATACGATTCACTACGATCAGAAGAAGATTGGTGTCATCATATAAACGATATATAAAACACAGGAATCCCTGTATACAAGCGGGTTCTGGGTGTTTTTATAGTTCTCATAACCCGCTTTTTTTTGTATATAATAGTATGGCAAAAATATTGCGTACAGAACAATTATCGGTTGATGGGGACAATATCCGCTTGACCGCAGACCAGGGAAACTTGATCATTAATAGTGTGAGTGGGGATGATCTAACACAGATTACATCCACCACTAAAATCGGACAGGACATTTCTAGTTTATCTGTAAGAGACACAGGTTTTGACACAGATGTTTCTAGTCTGGCTGCAAAAAATTCTGAAGCCGAAGAGTTGGCAGTTACCGCATCCAAGTATGGAGCATATGGATTAAAAACTTCAAATTTAAGCACTGGAACAGGTAGCAGTGTTCAAACAATAACCTTGAGCGGTAGAGCTTTTATCAGCGAGCCAGTTGTCACTGCTAGCCTATTAGGAGGAGCAAATGATCCAATTATAGCAGTTATGGTATCTGATGTTTCAGAAACAGCAACAAGTGGCGTATACCAAGCAACATTTCAGTTTTCTGATGAGCTTCCAGCAACAGGAGAAACGGATCAAGCAACAAGTTACAAACTTAATATTGTTGCATGCGTTAGTGGAACCGATGCCGACCTGGATACTATTATTGATGATATGGATAGTGATCGTGATGGAGATGGGGTAGACAACTCTCAAGACTATTACCCAGACGACCCAACAGCATCCTCCCAATACAACACACCTCAACCCGAACCTGAAAACGTAGAAATACACATACAACCATGAGCACAATAATTGATTTAACAACAAACCACTCTTTTGTAGAAAACAATGGAGTTACAATAGAAGACAACGCCGGAAAGTTTTCTGGATCAAAAGCACTATATTTTGACGGAAATAGCTATATAAACTTCCCAGCTTTAGCCGCATCAATAAGTAATTTTCCTGCATGCATTGAAGCTTGGGTAAAGCCTGAGATAAACAATCAATCAAGCTCAGACAGAAGTGGAAACTTTAATAGCTATGGAATAATCACAAAGGGTAGACCTAAAATAAATTCGGGGAATAATTTCGGACTGTTTTTACATAGATATAGTTTGGATCATGTCTTAATGTTTAAGTCATATTCGTCCACATTTGAGAATATGACTTCAAGTAGATTTACCACCTCAACTTATACTCCCCAATGGTATCATATTGCATTAACTATATCAGAAAGTAGCTCAATACGCACGCTTAAAATGTACATAAATGGTAGCCTCGTTGAGTCAGATTCTGAACCAATCACCTCCACAAACTTTACATCAAGCGATCAATATCTAACACTTGGTGCGTACAAAAGCTATTACAATAACACTTATGCCTCTTCTAATAAATTCAAGGGTTACATGAGTGATGTTAGGCTTACATGTGGAGAAATAATTTATACAGAAAATTTTGACCCCCCGACCCAGCCTCACCCCAAAAATTATTAACAACAAAAACCCCCAGTAATGGGGGTTTTTTTATTATAAATAATATAGTTGAAAAAAATAACATAGTACATATAATCATTAAACAAATTATTAAACTATGTCACTAGCAATATATAAACCAAACAGTAAAAACACAGGTTGCGCATTTAACTTTTCTATCGGGGTAGATAAAAAGAAAGAACCTGTAGTATACGTCAACGCAATTCAGCAATTCGGTTGGGACGAAAAGAGGAGGACAGGAAACTTCTCAGGTAATGCTAGCGACCCTGAAAAGAAAATTAATTTAAAATTTACTGAATTCGAAATAGGTGGAATGATTAGCGCGTTTCAAAAACGTCATGAATTTTCATCTTACCACGCTTACGAAGAAAACAAAACCACAATCAAGTGCGCTCCCTGGGACAAGAAATCAAAAGTTCGCAATGGAGACAAAGAAGAATGGATAACACTTCCTGCTTTTGGAATAAATTTCACCAGAAACGGAAATCAAGCATTTAGAATTCCACTTGAACCTGGAGAGGTAGAAAATTTGTGTGAGTTTCTAAGGTTTTATTTAAACACTCTTTATACCCACAGAAGAAAAGAAGACTTAAAAAAAGTCAAAGACTACAAGTCAAACAAAAAAGAAGAAAGTCAAAGCTCTCAGTCAAGCGAAGACGTTCCTTTTTAATGAAAAAAAAGAAGGTTTTAATACACAGCAATCACTGTAAAGCGTTTACTGGATTTGGTAAACACACCAAAAACATACTCATCCATTTACAGAAAACCGGAAAGTATGATTTGGTTGAATTTGCAAACGGTATCCGTTGGGGTGATCCAAGTTTAAAAAACCTTCCGTGGTCAGCTGAAGGGTCATTACCCGCTGACTCAGTCACGCTAAAAAAACTACAACAAGATCCGCAACTTGCTAGAAGTGCAGGTTATGGCGGAGAAATGATTGACAAGATTATTGAGCGCGAAAAACCAGACGTTTATATTGGCATAGAAGACATCTGGGCATTCAATGGTTATACTGAAAAAACTTGGTGGAACAAGATAAATTCTGCAGTTTGGACAACTCTAGACAGTTTACCCATTTTACCAGATGCAGTTAAAGCTGCACCAAAAATCAAAAACTATTTTACATGGGCAAGTTTCGCGCAAAAATCTTTAAACAAAATTGGGCAAGAACATGTGCAAACTCTTCGCGGTGCACTTGATACATCTCACTTTCACAGACTTGAAGATGAAAAACGATTTGAACTTCGTCAGCGACACAACATTAGCGCAGATGATTTTATTGTTGGCTTTGTTTTTCGCAATCAACTTCGCAAAAGCGTACCTAATCTATTAGAAGGATTCAAAACATTTTGCCAGCAAAATCCAAAATGCAATGCGAAATTATTGTTGCACACACATTGGGGTGAAGGATGGGACATACCCCGACTACTACAAGAAAAAGAAATTGATCCATCAAAAATTCTAACAACTTATTATTGCAAAGAATGCAAAGAATATGAAATCAAAAGCTTTGTTGGTGAAAATCAAGATTGTAGATTTTGCGGCGGCAGTAAAACGCAAGTAACAACAAGTACAAAAGCTGGAGTAGACGAAGGTCAGCTCAATGAAATTTATAATTTAATGGATGTTTATTGTCATCCATTCACAAGTGGCGGTCAAGAAATTCCTATTCAAGAAGCAAAGCTCGCAGAACTAGTTACACTTGTTACCAATTATAGTTGCGGCGAAGATTGTTGTGTTCCCGAAGCTGCAAGTTTTCCACTTAGCTGGACAGAATATCGAGAACCAGGCACTCAATTTATCAAAGCAAGTACAGATCCTAAAAGTATTGCTTATCAACTTCGCAAAGTATTTGAAATGAAACCAGAGAAGCGCGCCAAGATGGGCAAGGATGCGCGACAATTCGTTATTGAAAACTATAGCGTAGAAGCAGTAGGAAAACAATTAGAATCAATTCTAGACGCCATGCCGGAGGTGGATTGGGATTATGACTTTAAGATAGAAGAGCGCGATCCAAATTATGAGCCTCCCGAAATTCAAGATGACGCAGAATGGTTGAGTGATTTGTACAAAAACATACTCAAAGTAGAAACATATCCAACAGATGAGGGTCACAAACATTGGATGAAAAGATTGAATGACGACCTAAAACGCAAAGATGTATTGAAATACTTTAGAAGTGTTGCTGAAAAAGAAAATCGCGAAAACAAAAAAGTGGATCTAACTGATTTGCTGGACGAAGACGACGAAGGAAAAAGATTGCTGGTTGTAATGCCCGAAAGAATTGGAGATGTTTATCTTGCAACCTCGCTATTACCAAACATAAAAAAACAATATCCAAACTTAAACATTTATTTTGCCACTCGGCCACAATACTTTGAGGTACTTGATGGCAACCAGTACGTTCACAAATGCATACCCTATCATGATTCACTAGCAAATCTTCCACTCATGGAAGGTCAAGGCGAGCATCAAGGATATTTTGAGATTGCATTCATTCCATTTCTCGGAACACAGAGAATCGTAAATTTTCCACACAACGGTAAAGACAAAATACAATTCGAATTATGCACCTAGTTGAACAATATGCACTTTCTTGTGGCGTAAAAATTGATCGCCCATCAATTGAAACATCTTATTTTCCGATTGTACCCGAAAAGTATATCACATTACATGCAAGCAATCGCATACAATCAAAAACATACGACTATTATAATGACGTAATGGATTTACTACATCCATATCTTGAAGCAGAAAACATCAAGGTCGTACAAATCGGCAGTAAGGACGAGCAAAAGATCGGAAGATGCACACATCATCAAGGTCAAACCACCGTTCGTCAAGCAGCATACATCATCAAAAACTCGACGCTTCACCTTGGCACCGATTCATTTAGTACTCATGTAGCCAGTGGCTTTGATAAAAAGATAGTCAATTTATATTCCACACTATACAAAGAATGTTGTGGACCGTATTGGGGCGACAGAGCAAGTCAAATTCTACTCGAACCAGATCGAACAAAAAGAAAAGCATCCTTTTCTGACAATGAATATCCAAAAACAATAAATGAAATCATGCCCGAGCAAATCGCAGAATCTGTCTTAAAATTGTTGAACATAAAAAACAATCTAAACAACATAGAAACATTTCATATTGGCAGCGCATATCATGCAGGCTCACTTGCTGTTGTTCCTGATTGTGTGCTTGGTAAAAAGTTTGCCGCGGGTCAACCTGCAAACATACTTGGCCACGAACATTTCGACGAACAGAATATCGCGCAATGGGCATACACCCGCAAGGTCAACCTGTTTCTCGATCAACCCATGCAAATCAACTACCTACAAGCCATCAAACACAATGTACACCAAATCAATTATTTTGTACAACCAGATGATGACGATACATTTTTCAAAGCATGCAAAAAACTAGGCATCAAATTAAAATTAATATGCAAAGACAATGATATAATAAATGATGTACGATTAAAATTTTTCGATTGGGATGTACATTTTCTTGAACAAAAAACAAAAAATGATATTGACAATCATGATAAAATATGCAATAATACTCGTTATAAAAGCGCACAAGTCATCGTATCTAATAACAAAATCTATGCCAGCAAAGCGGCATGGAGAAATGGTATCGAAGGAGAACACAATACCGTTATTGACTGCGATGAGTTTTGGGAAGACGCAATCAATCTAAAACTTTATAACGACAACAATCATGGCACGTAAATCACAAACTACATCAGACAATTCGGTAACATATGAATCAGAGATTCAAACAAAAGAAACAAAAGTAAAATATCCAAAAAATTACGCCGACGGCCCAGGCAAGTTTCAGCGAAACGCATTTGGATTGCTTGGTGATGTAGATTATGAGTTTGCAGACGATGGTTCGGTAAACTGGAGAAGTATGATCAAGGATGAGCATTTATTTCCAAATCGCTCATGGTTTGATTTGCGCAAAAAAGATTTACCACGCAGTATAGATGGACTAAAGGATCATCAACTACTCATCAAACTTAGCGGAATCAAAGAGCTTGCAAAGCTTCGCGGTTTTACAGATGTATCTTACGAGGTTGTAAAATGTCAACCCGATCATGTTGCAGTAATTTGTCACATGAGCTTTTTACCCAATTACGAAACTGGGGGTAAGGCCGTACAATTTCAAGACATGGCAAATGCTACTCTTGATAACACAAGTAGCTTTGCTACAAAGTTTCTAGAAACGATCGCATGTAATCGCGCATTCGTTCGTTGCGTTCGCAACTTTTTAAACGTTCACATTGTAGGCGACGATGAGATTGACAAGTCAAACAATCCAGGCGGAGGATCAAACAATTCATCGTTAAATATTTCTCCATCACTTACTCCATATTCAATGGTACAAAATCTAGCCAAAGAAAAATTAAACTGTTCTAATTTTGAAGAATTTAAAGTGGTACTTAGGGATTGGTGGAAAGATGGAAAATATCAAAACGAAAGAGCTAAAGATTGGAGCGACTTTAGTGATATATCTCCGACTGATGCGCGCATATTAATGCGAGAGATTAATGGTTAATTTTTAATTTCAGCTTGTCGATTTCGGCGCGCATTTCATTGATAATTTTTTGTTGATCTTGTATTGCGCCGACTAATAGAGGAACCATTTTGTCGTACTTCATAGCTAAATAACCATCTGGCCTTTCGGTTACAATTTCTGGAGCTATAGCTTGCACTTGTTGAGCTATCAACCCTATATCATTTCCAACATAAGTGTTTTGCTTGTCACTCCAATTGAATTCAATTGGGTCAAGTGTGGATATTTTTTGTAGTGATCCAGATATGGGTGTTTGATCATTCTTTAATCTTGAATCAGATGTAACAAATGCAACAACATCTCCAGTGGCAGAGATGTTGCCAGACACAAGCATGTCGCCAGACACAAGCATGTCTCCATTGATTGTTGCGCCACCACGTTTTACTGTGACTTGTCCCCACACATTCATTCCTCGATAACATCCAAGATTGAATGAATTATCTTCTATATCAGTTGTACCCTCTATTCCAATGTAATCTCCAATAATATGACAATTATATCTTCCACTAATATAGTTGTTTGACCCTTGAATTATACTACATCTTCTGCTATCTACTATTTGATTATCATTACCGGCACCAATTAAATTATTATCATTATAATAATCATCATACCTATTGTCATTATTAGCCAATGGGCCAGCAGTTAAACTATTCCTATCAATAATAGGGGTATTTATTACATCATCATTATCTGTTGATACATTTTCGTTTGGATTATTTGAATCGAATATTGGCATTTTTTTAAAATTAAGTTAAATCAGTCCAGGTGTTTGAGGAGTAATAATAACCTCTTAATTGATTACTTGAAGTTCTATCAAAAAACACCCAATTGCTATCGCTATGATAATAAGCATACAAGCCCTCTGTATTAGGATTATATATATCAAATTTAATCATATTTTGTTCATCTGGTCTTGAAAGCCAATACCAACCATCTTTGTTATTATGGAATTCAGAATAAAACCATATTCCATTTATAGGCTCATCTATATATGCAAAGGTATTACTTCTTGGAATAAAAGACCATCCAAAATTTACAGAGTAAATCCATCCCCCATTAGCAAGACCCCTAAACGCACCTGCCCCTTCAGAGTAGAAAGGTCCAATCCATGATTCTGTGGCCCAACCTCCCGCAGTTAGACTCAAAGAAGAGTTTCCTGTTCCAAGAATATATTTTGAATATAAATCATTATCGAAATCTAAAATAGGCTCATAACTTCCGGTTGGACCAGATAAAGTATTATTTCCTCCATTTAATATTATCTGGCCTGCGCCTCCACTAATCGTATTATAAATTCCACACCCTATAAAATTTGCACCTTGATGATTTCCAGGTTCCAATAAAGGCATTTGATTATGCCATCCGCCCCCGATAAAAGAAAAATTATCTTTACATAACCCACTGTAACCTCCAGCTATAGTAGAAAACCTTCCTTGTGCTTCGTTCCATGCGCCACCAACTATACTAGATCCAATATTCTGAAATTCTTCTGTAGAGTTTTCAATAAATTTATTATTGTACCCACCTCCAATAAAACTTGTCAATTCATCGGTTTGCCCTAATTCAAAAACTCCAGTGTAGATAATATTTTCATCGATTATCGTATTATTAATAAACGATCCTGCAATCTCAAGCTTTCCTCTTTTACTATCAAATCTAATATATCCTGTTTGCCCAATTATTCCTGTACCACCAACATCAAACACAACACCGTCATCTGTTCGCGCAAGAAGAAATCCTGGTGTATCGTAGTCTTCAAAATAATTTGTATTATCTATTATTTCATATGGTTCAGTATTTACATCTAATAACCCACCAACAAAACCATCCGAAACAATAATTCCACTATGCGGAACTTCTGTTGAGCTTCCGCCGACACCCATTGTTAGTTTTTCTTTTATTATTGCTTCTTTTGTTAGCAGTAAATCAGTAGCCACACTTTCGAAAGTTGCACCAAATTCCTGCCAATAAGTTGAATTAAAAATATCTTGACCTGACCAAGGAGCTTGTATATTATTTGGACCAGAATTTTTTTTAGCTATGTAATATTTATCTTCGCCATTTGGTAGTGGGTATCCATTATAACCAGTAAATTGAACAATATCTCCTCGACCATCGGTTGTTTGAGTGCTTGCTTTATATATGTAATCTGTTTGATCGTCCCAAATTCCGCGAAAAGTTGGAGATAATCCTGGATTACCACTTTCACCAACCTTACCATCAATTATTCTCGTAATCGTTGCAGATCTTTGTATAGTTGAAATGCCTGTGCAACTTGCAGTTAAAACAACAGAATCAGCGACTTGACCATAATTTTGTATGATATTATCAAAACCAGTAACATCAAAACTTCCAGTTGCAATATGAGATCCATTTACATCAGTAAACAAATCCCCATTATATACAAACCCAGATATATCATAACTCCCATTAGCACCAGTATCATCGAATCCAAAAACATCATATCTTTGGTTTCCTCCGACAGCCTCCATTTTAAATCTAACATTACCCGGCTGCGCAGTACTATTTCTGAAAGTAGCCCTAATACTCAAAGGATTTGCTGTATCATCTGCAGCTTCAAATCCAGCATCTGTTTCCTGATATGCAAAGAAATTGGGCTCAACATCAACATCAACAAAATCAAAATCTAATTTATTTTTCTGCCTCAATTTACCATACAAAATTAAATCATCATCTTCAAAAGTTAATGCTGCGTCTCCTTGTTGAAACGCAAAAGTACCATCACCACTCAAAACAAATCCACTAACAGGATAATCTTTTATACCACTAAAATCCTTACTTGCAATAGATCCATAGTTACTACTCTGATCAGCTCCGCTATGAAACACCTCTATTCTGTGACCCTTGATTTGACCTGCAGTTATTTTGTCCGCACTTAAATCATTTATTTTGGCATTTATTATTGAGGCTTCTGCAATATTTGCGGTACCAATCAACGCATTCGCAAACGCATGATGAACAACAGTTGGCACGCCATCACTATTTCTTGCAATAATAAAATCTCCATCATCAAAATCTGCAACTTTATCTGTTTGATTATTTGATCCAGCAGGATGTCTATTAGACCCACTATAATTTACTCCACTAAAGTATATGTTTGTTAAATCTGTACCTTCAAATTCAATCAGGCTATCAATTGATTGATTTGTAAACAATTCCACTCCATTAACAGTTTTAACATAGTAATTTTGACTTAAATTTGAATTACCGTTTTCATCTTTTTTATCCCACCATATGTAACCCACATCAGATCCAAAGCCTCCACCTTCAACGATATATCCAGTACCCTCACTAAACAAAACATGCTCGTCCCACTCCAAACCCCCGTTACCATCTTGACTGAATGGATTATTAGGAACAGATGCAATGGCATCATTAAAGGTGTCGGTCATATTTATTTCAAAGCCTGCAATATCTGTTGCAGAAGCTCTACCAAGATTCAAACCTAAACCTTTTACATTTACTTCGTTTGCGGCGCTAGAAAATGGACTTTTATTTCCCGCAAAATCAACAGCTCGTACCCAAAAATATTTTGTGTCATTTGTTTTTCCACCATGAACAACTTCAACAGATGGAGTATTCGCGGCAACATTAAATATATTTTCTGCGCCATATATATATCTTGCCGGATCCAAAGATTCTTCGGGAGTAGTATCCCCTTCGGAAACACTATAAGCAACACCTTTTATTTTTCTGTATCCAGTATTTTCGACTTCAAGCCAAGGGCTTGTTGCATTTTTGTTTTGTCCGCTCTTTATGTATGGATCATCACTTTGCCACACTTCATAATGATCAATATCGTTTTCAAAATCGGTGGATGTATTATTATCAAAAAAGTTAGATCCTGGCGCATTCCAATTCAAAAAGAAATTCTCAAAAGAAGTGGATCCTGTTAGGTTTTGTATTGCTCCAGGAACAGCATCTGTTGTGGATGTCGGATTTGATCTTAATACCCTGCCAGGCATTACATTTGGATTTGGATTATTGTATCTCTTTGGATAAACAATTACCCTGCGCATTGATCCATCTGGCACATTATATAAAACACCACTACCAAAATCATCAAAAGGTAATATTTTATAATAGTAACCCGTTATTTGATCAACGCCATCAATTTTATCGATCGGAGGCTCGTCAATTATTTGATTTATATTATCTCCAAATGCGGCACCTTCAACTCCAAGAGTAATTGATACAAGTGTTGAATCAGGATTATTTACACCAGAAACTTTATCATAAGGCAATCCATTTGATCCAGTGATCTCGAAATCTGGTTCACTAGATCTATACAAATATACTTTTGTCGTTTTTTCTTGAAATCCTAATGCATAATTAAAATTAAATTTTACTTTTGTTGCTTCGCCTGTGCTATCAACATTAAATCCTTCGGTCAATATATATGGCGCTGGGTTATCGGCATCTAAATTTGCTTTGTTTACTATTTTTCCATATTTATCTACAATACCAAGCTCTATACCAACACTTCTTTTTCCGCTTTGGGGAATACCAACGTGACCAAAAACAATATCATCATATTGATCATTCAATTCCCAGAATGGCAACCAATTTGTTTCTTCGTAACTAGACAGAATAGTATCACCTTCATTTGTGCGTGCAACAATCGGTCCACCAGCAGGATTATTTTGAGTGCATTGATAAATAAAATTATTACTGTAAACCAAGTCCCCAGCCTGATAACCTGTTCCAAAATCTTGACCGTTTAAATTATTAGCCCAATACTCAGATGTGCCGGATGGGGCTTGGCCCTGGCTTAACTGAGTTCCGCTCCATATATCGTTTTCATAAACAACAAAACTTCCTGAGGAATATTTACTTCCAGAGTTCCAATCGGAAATAGAAAACTCATAAGCTGGCGCAAAAACATCAAAGAACTGTGCGTTTGCGGCAAGGTTTTCTGGATTAAGTTTTTCCCAATTTAATGTACTAGAAAATGGATAACTAGTATTACTGCTTGTTAGCGATTTAAAATATGAACATTTAATATCTCCGAATATATCTGATCTTCTCCAGTAGTCTTTATTTTCAATAAGAGCAATTTCTTCGGTTGAGATATCAATTAAACATTCGTATATAGAACCACTATGAAAAACAAAATCTCCAGGACTGTAAGCCTCTTGCTCTTCAAAAATTGCAATATTCTTTTCTGGAGACAATACAATATCTCCGAGATTATACGACTCACCTTCATTATACAATCCGCTTGTAGTGTCAGCATCTGCACCAAAATTATCTGTTGTTACATATACATTATTTTTGTATACAAATTTATCTGATGTTTCGGCAAAATATGTTTCTGATTCCTGCCACAAAGGATATGATGGAGAGTGCGAATTATTGCTTGTATTTGAAGTATATATTTTATTATTTGATAACACATTATCACCAACATTATATACGACCTGATTGTCGTAATCTTGATAATCCGAGGGAAATCCTCCTGTTGCGTATATTGCATTATTAGATTCGCGCGTATATTTATATTGATCGAATACTTTTGTTGATGGAAGATTCGTATTGACAACAAGATCCCCATCTTCATCAAAATCTAAACCTTTAGAATTATATCCGTCTGTAATACCAGTTATTTTTTGTCGACTATGAACATCATACAACGAACCACTTATACCCAACAATGAAGGAGTATCATTATTTCCAAACAAAAATTTATACTGACTAATATCAACAAGATTACCGTCTTGATCAGTAACATCCCAATTAAAAACAAGATCATCTTTAACTTCGCGAAATCGAAGATTATCTAGTTTTATATTTACAATCAGTGGATCTAGCTCGTCATTTTCATCTCCCCTTCGTATAAGTCCTCGGTTGGTAAAATTGTATACTTGTCCCTCTCCAAATCCATCGCTTGGCTGGAATGTATAGTAATATTCATATCCCCATAACTGCGGAACATTAAAAGTATTTTCAACATCAACAGTATCAGACAAACTTACATCTTCGATTAAGTTTTTATTATCATCATCTGCAGAAGAAAAATAATTAAAATCAACCACATTACCAATCAATTCCCAACTTTCAGAATAATCTGGTGTTTCGTTAAATTCTCTAGTATGACCAGATATACAATTATATACTCTATTATCGTATACTACTTTTTCTCCATCATTATAATATGCGCCTTTATATTTGTTATAAGGCTTTGCTTGTTTTAATGATTGAAAATGTTTTGCACTTAAATCTAGATCTTGATCAAAGGGTAAAATTGTACCCTCGGGCACCGCTAAAACATTTATATCGACAGAACTAAAATCAAGATCTTGATAACTCCATGAAAAACTTGCCTCTGAACCGTGCAAAGAATGAGTTAAATTATTTATTACAGGCTCAGGATTGTTTGCTCGAATTATCCCAGTCGCCTCTCGCCCAAATCTATCAACCGAAATAATCTCAAGTTCGACATTCCTAGAAAGCCCAAGATCATTAAATACACTGTTATCAAAATTAAGATAAAAATCTCGGTAATTTTGTAATATATCAAATACATTTTCTTTATCTGTTTCGAATGTATTAGAAAGCGCATCAAGAGAAGTGCTCGAGAAACCTGCATCAGAAAGATTGATAGTTTGACCATTATTCTTTATGTTTACTTTAAAACCAGAAAAGAATGTGTCATTCAGCAACTGATTAGAAACCGCCGCACCCTCAAGAGGGTGTCCATCAGGAGGGACAAGATTCCAACTAAACTTTATACTTCTTTCTGCAAATTCTGACTCAATCTCAAGCTTGTCTCCTGGATATTGAGGGGTGTAAGTTATGCTAGATTCTAGATTTTCATATTTATTATCTGTTATTTTTATTTCTGAAAATGTAAATGTATTCTCTAATTCTTTCGGCAACACCTCTACAGACCCAATCAAAGATGGAGATCTCACACCTATATCTGTTACCGCAAATACCCGTATATCAAAAACTCCATAGTTTCCTTTAAGTGGAATAACTTTTACAAATTCTTCTCCTTCGTTTAACACAAGGCTCGAACCAAGCCCAAGTTTTTCTTGGAACGAATAATTATCAGAAGTTCCAAGAACTTCGTAGTTTGCATCAAGATCATTTACTTGAAATTCGACTGTAATCGAAGTAGACATTTATTCGGTTGAGCTTGCGAGTATAAGATTTGTTGGAGCCTCTGGAATATCCATTCCTTCTTGTGGAGGAATTGGTATAACTGGTTTTCGAATTACACCCTTTCTGTCAATAGCATCAAATTTATCAAATGAATATTCTGTGGCAGTAATTTCATATTTTCCGTCTGTAATTTCTTTGTTATTTAAAACTTTAAAATATTTTGCTTCAATAAACTTCTTCAAATCACTATCAAATTCTTTCACCAAATAAAGATATGCATTATCAAAATTAACATCAGATACAAGCGCCGCCGCATTCGCAGAACCAGCAAGCTCTATAGTTGTTTCATTTATAAATATAAAGTTCCATGTTTTATTAATACTCGCAGAGCTAGCTCCAGATACAAACATATTATAATTTTTAGACAAGTCAAATTCAAGCTGATTTTCTATATTTAATCTGAGTGCGTATTGTTGTTGCAGAGATTCCCCAGGAGTTATTTGGGAACCTCCTGTTATTTTTATTGCGTCGTATTTTTCTTGATTCGCCGATTGATTAAATACTGACGGAACATATAACTCAAAATCTTCATTGTAATCAGATATGCTCAAAAGATACCCGAAAGGTTCTTGATCTCTTACTTCTTTTACCTCGCACAATCTTCCTAGTTTTTTATTTGAACTTCCAAGATTAAAAGTTCCTATAGTTGTGTCTATATTTTCTTGAGATTCATAATAAACAAAAACACTTGAAATATTTCCAGAATAAACATCATATTTAATATTAACAAAACCAGTAGCCCCATCTTTATTTTGCTTTAAAGACGGAACATACCATGTAGTATTCTTTAAAACTTCTGTTGTCCCAACCCAACCAAAAGAACCAACATAAAACCAAAAATATTCATTTGCATTCTGAGTTTCTCTAGAAATAATATCCTTGATATATACCCAACCAAGATTTTTCGCATACATCCAATTTGCATCAACAATTTTAACTTGACCAAAAACGCTAGACGTCAACCAATCATCTGTAAATATTTCAGAGACTCCTATTTTAGCAAGATCACCAGAAGTCACAGAGTTTTTATTATCTTCTATTACTCCTATATCTCCCCTGATTGAGTAAATTGCCCCAATCATTACTTGATTTATTTTTTCTTGAGTTTTTTGTGGATCAAGCGGAACCACAAAATGTTCGCCACCAATATTAAACAGTTTATCTCTACCAATATCAAACATATTTAATGGAATAATATTTGTATACCCAGTCGCTTGAGTAAATCCTCTAGGATGAGATTTATTAATTATTAATTTAATATCACTTTCTATCTCTGTCACAATAAAATCAAAACCTTCAACAATCAGATGATCCCCAACATTCAACTCAGAAGTGAAAGAAGTTCCCGCTCCATTTACAATATTTGCAACTAAATTAGAATCCTCTGACCTAGCATGCAAAGTTAATGTGCCACTTAGGTACAAAGGAGGATATAACGACACCCTAAATGAGTGTTTTGCCGCGCATATAACATAATACTCCTCAAAAGGAGATAGTCCTGAAGGAAGAATTCCATCACTAAAAAATCTAATTTTATCTCCATCATTAAATCCGTGATAAAATATTTTAAAAACTGCCTCATCGACAGAAAGCTCAAATTGCATTTTAGCCACCATATCAATAACCCTAGATTTACTTTCGTCTGTATCTGGTATTAATCGCGCTTGAAATTTCAAAAGCTGTTGAGACTGTAAATTTTCTACCTCATAATCTTGGTCAGCGACAGACGATTCATTTTGTGCTCTTGATTCTATTTTTTCGAGTGTTGTATTATCTGCGCCAGCAGAAACAGTCACTTCGGCATCACCTAATATAGGTTCTTTTATGATACTTTTATCTACTAAAAAATATGTTTCGCCACCCTCCTCGATATCATCAATCACGTCTAAAATCCTCCCCGATCTTAAATCTCCTGATCGCATTTCGTCGTATATTTCTATGATTGCTCCAGGAAAAGTATAAGCGCCTTCTTGTCCGGCTGTAAATTTAACAACTTCTTGCTCATATTGCGCGCTCATCAATATCCATTTTGCAAGCCTTCTTGCCTCCGATTCACTTGACACAGAAAGAGCGCTCATCTCGGTTTCGACAATACCTATTTTTTGTATTGCGGAAGCATCTTCTTCATAGACGTACTCTTGCTGAAATTCATTTTCTTTATTATTAAACATAACCTTTGCAACTGAAAAACGCTGATCCTTTTGAGAGCCAGAATACGCAAACCCTTCACTTGATACATTTGTATTATTAAATAATTGTATGGGTAAGTTTTTTGAGTCTTGCTGTATGCTAATTTTACCAGAACTATATGACAATCTCGCGCGAAACATATTTGCAAACATATTCAGCAAATTTATTGACTCTACTGAATCTTTTAGATATAAATTTGCAGTAAATCTAGGTTCAACGATAGGATGGTCAATCTCTGCCGCACAAGCTCCATACATAATATATTCCCTGTTTCCATCAACATCAAGCTCAAAACTTGCTTCATGCTTCGAAAAGTCTTCTCCAGCTAAAGTTACTGAAAATTCATCTGGGTCAGAACTAATAATTTGCCTTCTTTCGATCAAACAGTTTTGCTTAAGTACAGATTTGTTTTTTATTTGCGTTCGATAATTTGATGCAGCAGATCCATAATTATGTTTATTAATAAAGAATGCGACAGACTTACCCTTAAAACTATTGCCATCTCCAAATGATTTCACAAATTGTTCTCGGGTAGATAATCCTACATTATAGCCTTCAACAATATACCTAACAGCAACCATACCACTTCCGCCTCTTCCTGATTTAGAAAAATTTTTTTTCCAACCAGAAGCTTGATAAACGCTTGTCTGTATTCCATCTATTGAGGATCCACCTGAACCAACATTAATATTTATAGTTTCTCCAGCTGTAACATTAAACCTAACAAGAGCTGAAGCGGCCGAACCGCCTCCAGTTAAATCTGCAGTGGCCCTAAAAGTAGCCAATCTATTATATTGAAACCATTCAGTGGCGGCTCCAGATCCGGCGCCAAAACTTGGAGTATTTGAAGATGTATTTTTAACTGCAAAACCTGACATGCTAGGAGCTTGACTTGAACCATATGCTCCAGTAATTAAAAAATCTCTAGTTCCAGCTCTGTCTGCACCATTTCCTGATCGAGCTGATTGAGTAACGCCATTGATTTTCGCGATTATTTTCTTTTCTCCGGATATCGTACTTGTGGGAATAGAAACTGCAGAAGTTCCTCCTCCATAACCACCTGAACAAGACACGCTCCAATTAGATGAAGAAACGCTGGACGCATTTCCGCTTGATCCATTAATAACAGAAGAAGCCACTAAGATGGCTCCATAAACAACCTTTATTGTATTTCCAGACTTCACTTCCATCGCTTGCCCACTGCCACCCCCACCAATTGTTAAGACTTCTATTTCTGTCACCCCCTCAGGTATGGTTAAAGAATAATTTCCCGCACTAGTATATTCATAGTACGTATCAAAACCAGCTTGATCAACTGCTTCTTGAGCTACAAGATTTCCGTATTGATCCTTGGAATATGTTGATTTATCAAGAGTTATTTTAAATTGAGCAACACTATTATTTTTCCCAAGTTGACCTTCTGTATATGAAACATTACCAAAACTCTTATATTCAAATGTTTTCAACAATCCAGAATCGGTTTGTATTGGATAATTTGTTTCTACCATTTCATCGCAATATTTTGCGATTTTATAAATTTGCCATTTGTCGATATCATATTCACCAACACCATACTTTCCGCAACCATATATTGGATTAGAAACCATATCATAAAATATCCAAGCAGGATTATCGGTCCATTCTTTATGTTTTTCGTCAATAGAGTATATCGATTGGCCCTGAGCCTGCCCTTTAAACAATCCATTCCATGGGCCATTGTATCGCCTGGTTTTTGGATTATAATTTTCTGGAACAAGTACTTTTTTTAATTTTAAATGCCACATGAATGTTGGTTGGCTTGCAAAATTCAAACTGTCTATAACGATTCTTGATGTGACACAATTTGGATATGCAAATTTTCCAAAAATTCTTTCTTCTATACTTGACACAGAAATACTTCTACTTCTTCCTTGTCCACCAATGCTATTCCAGTCTGTTTTTTCGTGTTGATGAACTTTTTTTGCTCCGTACCATTTTCTACTTGTTGTACTCCATGTAGTATATATATTAGATGCTGCACTGGTATCAGTTTCTTTACTAAGTTTGACTATTTGTATTGTTGGTGTATTTTTAGTAAAGTTTCCCCTGAATACTACAGAAAATTCAAATTGATATGAAGATGTAGCAATTCCCCGTAAATATATTCTTCCGCTCGAATCTTTATATACCCCAAGAGCTTTTCTGTTTGCGTCCACCAGTTCATTACCATTAAATCTCAATAAGTATCGATCAGGATATTCAAGTACATTTCTCCTTACTCCGTCACTATCCAAAATAAAAATAGCAAAATATACACTGTCCGCTTGATTTACTCCATCCTTTCGTCTAGTTGTAAACACACTTCCTCTAAAATTTATAACAACTTGCTTCGTATCGATATTTGATATTTTATGAGAAAAAACAGTTGGTTTTTCTTTATCTTGGCCTGATGGAAAAGCTTCACTAATTCCCAAATGAGCTTTTTTCTTACCGCCATAATGCGGAGATACTCCAAAAAGTTCTTGATTTATTGTGTGAATTATAGCTACATTATCATCAAGAATATCTGACCCACCTCGACTAATATTGATCGAAGGAAGATCTCCCGTTTCATTCAAGTTAAAATTATAAAATTCTCCTTTCAATAACTGGCTTTCGTTTATGTATAATGCTTTTTGTACATCTATATTCGGAACAAGTTTTCCGCTGTCATTATTCCACGCATTTATTTTAGCGCCGTATTCATTAACTGGCCCTTCAATTGGGCCCTCACAAATCAAGTGTGTAAATCTTAGTTGAGTAGAAGATTCTAAATAACTAGAATTTATTTTTGTAGTAGTCATTGATTGCCCAATCAAATTAGGTCCAACAAGCACCCTACCATATCCTAATGGAATTGATCCTCCTTGAGATGCAGTTTCTCGAGACGCTCCAAGAAGAAATGATTTTGTTGACACATTATCTCCTCTGGTATTTACTTTATCGTCTGGAGTTTTCTGTAGTGCCCCAATTGCCAATTGTGCAACTCCACCCCAAAATGCAGCAGTCATTGCTCCAATAACGGCCTTTGAAGCGCCAGTCAAGATAAATTTTCCAATGAAAGCAGCGACAAATCCCCCGTAGACACTTGGCACAACATGTATTTCTCTATTTATTTCATTCTCTGCAATTATATTGTCAATCAAATCTTGTTTTGACTTTAATTTATCTGGATGTTTCGCAAGTAAAAAATGCTCATTTCCCTCTAACGCTTGTTTTACAACATATGCAACAAAGCCTTCATTATTTGCGTCTAAAGCTTTGACTACCTCTTGTGAATTGCGCGCGTCAACCTGCCATTTTTTACCAAATCGCTTGCCGATGCCGCCATGTAAATATACTGTATTCACTTTAAAACCTTAAACCTTGAACTCTATTACACTTTTATTTTCGTATAAGCAAAAGTTATCATCAATGATGCTATAAATTAAAAAAGGTACCGCTAAGTCATCAGAGCAGGATCGATCTAATTTTGATGGCTTAGCACTTCCCAAGCAATGAGAATGTACAATCATATCAACATTATAATCAATATAAATACTTGAATCTATTGCAAAATATTTCTGTTTATCGGAAGCAATATTTTCACACGGCATGAATTCTTTAGAATCTCCCACCTTAACAATAATTCCGCAACTTTCCTCGTTCTTTATTTTTTTGCAGTAATAAATTATTTCGCGCAATATTTCTCGCTCTATATTATAATTCGTATCCATATCCCGCTGCACCAGGAAATGCACCAAATCTTAAAATATTATCAGACTTTGATTTATTAAAACTACTTAAAGCGGTACCCAATTCATTCTCTGAGGTACTATCAAATCTTTTTTTGCAAGATTGAAGTGTTTTTGGGCAATCATCTTTTTGCCAATATTCTTTATCAAAAAACGGATGATGATCGGATGGATTTATATGATCCTGAATGCAAACAAATACTTGCGGTGCACGATGATATGGATTGTCTGAATTTCGCGAGATTATTTTAACAACGTCATTCAATTGATATCCAGTGGTAGAAGTTGAAGACCCTCCGTTCCCATATTTTGACCACTCTAATACATCATCCAGGCCTCCAGGATAAGCAGTAGGATCAACCGCTCCAGGATTGTTTGCATTTTGATTGAACGCGAACCCACTAGTCAAATCCTGTCCTTCTGAAGTTTCAATAGGAAGACCTTTATAGCCACAACCAATTTCACAACGATATGTCCACGTGCAAAGGTTAGAATATAGGTTTCTAGCGGGCAACCAAGAATTTTTGAGTTCCAGAGGAGAAGAAAGCTCGAAACTTATTCCGTTCTTATCTTCAGACATTTTTCTGTTTATGTAATAAACGTCGTCTGGTAAATAAGAATCTCTATCTGATTGCCCAAATGGATTTTTTCCATCTGAATTTAAATTTTTGTTTTGAAAGTTTTCATCATCCAAGAATCGAACATATGTTCTTTTGCGAGTAATTTTGCATCCAACAAAATCATTATTGTTGTATATTATTCGCGAGAATATTCCTTCAGGATTCGCAATAACAAGCTTGGGGCGCGGAAATCTTCCATCATTTTTACTTTCAAATCCGTCAGCCATAATTGGCATGGGTTGGTAAGATTTTCCTTGCCATACAATTGGATTGCTTGAATTTATTGAAGAACAAAATCTATACACAGTATCAGCTCCAACATTTATACCATACATATCTTTTAGTTGTTCAAAATTTTCCTGCATATTACTAAAATCAATTTCAAACAATTCAATCAATGCGTCTGGTTGAAGAGATGATAATTGTTTATTTACATTTGATTCTGATTTTGACATTATCTATAAAGTTCTATTGTTAAGGCTGTCTTGATTGTTTCGTTAGATCCGTCACTATGCGTTACTCCAAAACGCAAACTTCCAGAAAAAGTTTTTGTTCTTGGAGTAACTGTAACTAATCCATCCAATCCACTCATTTGACTCGTAAAATCACCAGCACTCAATGATCCATCGTAATACACATCAATATACCCAGTTTCTCCTGACTGAATCGTGCCTGATGCAGCATTATTTTGAATAAAAAGTTCATTAATAAATTTATCATAACCTGCATTAGTTTCTCCTGTTACAAGATTAAGTATCGTACCAGTATTATTTTGTAAAAAACTACTAGCTTTTCCATTATTTATTAATCTATTTCCATTTGAATCTATTGCGGCAAATGTCATCCCTCCAGAAACTCCGTCAGAATATTGCTTGAACATTTTAATATTTTGATTGTTCAATCCAAATGGCAACGAGGAATCTGGACTCAATTGAAAAATATAATCATATTCTTCACCCTCAATCAATACAGGAACATCGTCAGATGAATTTCTAGCAACTATCACAAAAGGTCCATTTTCTATTTTTACAGAATTAACAGTCAAGGACTTGTCGCCAGTATTTCTAAATGTTATTCTTTTTCTAAATTTATTTTGATAATTTAAATTCTCAGAATCATCCGCAAAAGATATAGAGTTGGTAATCAAGAACTCAGATTCTCTCAAAATAGGCTCGGTCACAATTGCATCATATTTAGAGGCGTCTAAATTAAATGGAAACTCTTCGAATTTGGCCTTTATGCTGTGATTATTTTTGTAATTGTATGTATGCGTCCACTGTTGACAAACAAAATTTCTATCTTTTTCATACGGCGCTGGAGCATTAAATCTGAATGGCACACACCCATAATGATGTTCGAGATAATGTAGTATTGCGCGAGCTTCATCATCTGTTCTGTTATTAAACTCAAGATCCAAAACAAGCAAACTTTCATTAATTCCATCGCGATGTATTTGCGTATAATCTTTTGTCAAGCTTATGTTTTTTAATCTTGGAGCCTGAGATACCTTTAAACCAATTGATGGTCTCCAAAGAAAATCCCTAGTCCAAACACCTGGATTAGTATCTAAAAAATACCCACCATTTCTTTGCCATGTTTCTGTTTTTACAGCAGGAGTAACTTCTTGCACAAAACTATCTGATATACAATAATAATATTTATGATTACCCTCAAATAATACGATATCATTTCTTATATAATTTTCTAGACCTGAATAACTATCAACTCCAGCAACATACAAACTTTCAGATTTATTCAACAACGATGTATCAAAATTATTTAATTTTATGGACACGTCATTACTATTTTCAAAGTTTAAAGAATGATTAAAATTTAAACAATAAAATGTTTTTGATTGCATGTCAGTTGAATCGTATGGATGAAACGTAGATTCTCCGGCCCAACGAAAACCACCAATTCCTTGATTGTATTTTAGATTTGGAGATGCACGATCTTTATCGTATTGACCAAAATGACTTTCCACAAAATGAATAATCGCATTTGTTTCTCTATTTGTGCGATTCTTAAACTGTAAATCAATCTCTATTTTTACAGAGTTTATGCCTACGGGTTGATAAGTATAATATCCATCAGAGTATTCGTTTTTTCTATTCTCACACCTAAAAGTTACAGAAGATCCATAATCTGCATCAAAGAAAAATTGATCGGCAATCCAATCAGAAGATTCAACACTTGGATTTATATTTTCTGATGTTATGGTTATCTCATTAGTTGAGCGAGGCTCGTAAACATCAATAGAATAATTACCAGAAGATCCCCTTAACCACACTCTTGTTCCATAGTTCTTTGTTTCTGTCAGTTCTTGAACTTGAGATTGTTGGTAATTTATATTTATTGTTGGTGCCGCGCGATTAATGTCATCTTGATAAATTCTTCCATCTTTGTATACATACCACTGTTGTTGATCAATAGAATATAAATCAAGCAGGCCGCCCTTAATTAAACTATTTGTCGGTTCAGATGGTTGAGCATAAATAAACCCACTAGGCTCACCCAGCGAGTAAAACTTATTATACCCAACAGTATAATTATATAGTTTATTCTTGTAAGTTATTAAAGGGTCATATTCCAAGTTAAACATTTTCTCTAAATTTTGATCTGCATCAAAATCAATTGAGTTTTCTATCATTTTATCGCGATTAACAGAGACCCACTCCTGTTGATCATTCAATTCTAGAATACAAACACTTGCTTTTTTGTAATCTAAAAATTTAGAAGCGTCCCCCGGATCATCAAAATTTCCAGAATATTGTAATTTATAATTTTTTTTTGCAGCGACTCCCCTTCCAGCTACAGCAGCAATCTTAACATTCCCTGACTCATTTTTGCTAACAATCAAATCATTTATAAAAATATTATAAATATAATTAAAAGTAAAAACCATTTCTTTATACTTCCAAACGCCCTGCTCCTCAACAAAAGAATGTTCAGTTATATCCCCCAAAGAGGAATACGTTTGATCGTATTCATTAAAAATTTTTCTATTATTATTTATTTTAGTATCACCAAATGTAACAACTAATGTTCCATCGTAATTTGTTTTAATGTTATAATCTTTATAGTTTGCTCCCCAGTCAGAATCTTCCTTAAATTTGTTTTCAATTTTTATTTTCTGTATATCCAAAGGTCGTACCTTATCCCCTGGGTGAGAATCTTCATTTTTATAATTCGTCCATCCATGCGCATCGGACTTCTTTATACATATTATATCTCTATCTTTATCAACATAAAATAACCTTTTGCCATTCGGGCTCATATACACAAAACGCCCTTCGGATCTGTACATCTCACTAGACCTGGAGTACTGATCATAATTTACAAAATCCTTATTCATTCCAAGTAAATAGTCTCCATTTTCTCTTTGACCAGAAAAACCAAGGTTCATTCTTTTAGTTAAACCCAAAGAATAACCATATTCGTCCGCATCTTGAGGTTTAGTGCTCCAGGAATTAAAACTTGAAGAATTCAGAGTTAATCCTCTACCCCAAGTTGATTGACTATATTCAAATATAGAAATTCTTTGAGTGTCTCCAGTTAAAATTGCGCTATCAAAAGCATAATACTCGAAAAAGCTTGGTTCAAAAATACACAAAGAGTTTCCATCTGCACTAAAATTAGCGACAATATCTTTTTCTACGACTTTTTCTATTGTATGAGACTCATTCCAAGAATTAGAATTAGAATTATATTTATATATCTTAACATCTGCAGCGTATTTTAAATTATTTATTTCCTCAAAATCTATTAAATTTTCTCTTGTTACAGACTGATTTACGGTCGCCCAAGGCACTCCGCTGATTATTATGGAAAAACTCGAATCTATTTTTTTTGAATTATATTCATAATCAGTTTTGTAACCTATTACCATGCTAGAATTTAATGTATAATATCGATCCTTGTATGTTAACACTGCAATAGTATTACAATTTTCATCGCAAGCAAGATATCTAAATGCAGCACCATTAAAATCGAGTGAAGCGCCACCACTCCAAACGTTACCAGCTTTTGTATATCTAGTAATTGATGAGTCGGTTCGGGCGATCATTGCGGAACCGTCAGAGCTAACATTTATTTCTTTTGTGTTGTCGCTTTGAAACGTTTTGTTTTCGTCTGTTTTTACAAAACCATATTCATCGTCAGCTTCTTCTTCTTCATAATACAATACAGCCTTATCGCCACTAGTCCAATCTTTTTTTGAAAAAAACCAAATAGAATTTTTGGGATCGTCTTGTTTTGATTGTCCGCCTATATAAAACCATATAGATTTATCTGATGGATTCAAGCTTGAGCTGGATGCATATACCCACCCAAGAAAAGGGTTATACATCCAGTTGCCTACGCTATTGAGGGGTATCGATCTATTTTCTGATTCTCCGTAATTTTTATAATGTTGACGACCCCACTGTTCTTTTGATAAAGTCGTTCCGCTTGACTCATAAACTTGTAACAAATCAATATAACTATCTACGTATGCCGAAAAATCTCTGCCAGGCCAATAAAAATTTTTTTCTCCACAAAGAAACCAGTCAGACTCGAACCAATCAGACATACCCTCTGTGCCATTCAAGATCTCAGAAAGAATATAATCTCCAGCTTTTATTGCATTTGGATTGTAATTCTCCTCAATATCGATTATTTTATATTGACCATTATTTGTGAAAGCTGATCCCTCTATTTTTATTTGTTGACCAACCTTATAATTGGTCATGTTATTTTGTGAGTCGAAAAGATAATACGTCCGCAATCCATTATATAGCGGACCCTTTGGATCCAAAGTAAAACGATTTACATCAGACACTATATACTCATCCTGCCAAGATATATCATCTTTTGCATAATAATACAGACCATCTGCTTTGTTATATACAAAATCAAATTTTTTATAATCAACACCAGTTTTATACTCTCCAAGATAATTGGATATGTTTGTTAGGTTTTGCATTATTTGATTATTTGTTTTATTGTTATACTGCTTTTCGCATGGGAACCCTCAGATATCGCAACGTTTTGATTTTGAATTTTTCCTTGGCATCGAAATCTAGATATTCGCTCTCCACCCAATGAATACATAAATATATCAACTGCGGAATCTGGAATCGTTGCAGGATTGCTTGTGAATTGCTGATCGCCATATGGATTCAAATTGTCTATCATATCGTTACATTCTATTGTCGCTTCTGAAGTGATTGATTCTACACTCACACGATCTGGCAATGCACCGCCAGCATATGTATTAATCGCGGTATTTTCATTCTCTCTTATCTTGTTGCTGATTTTTCTCTCCACATTTATATTGTATCTTAGACTCGCCATCTCAAACTCTTCATCGCTTTCTTGATTGCTTATTTTTATTTGACCGAATGATTTCATGGCATGCGCGAAATCCACATCTGATTTTGAAAAATATCTGTCAGTCATACTGTGAATTGATCCATAAATATCGTACGTTGCATTTGCAACAATCAATTGAAATGGACTCATTTGAAAATTAAAACCAGTCAAAAACATATTATCAAAACTATAACGCCCAACTATGTTACCATTTATTGGAGCTTCGGAAATTGTATTTTTTGCATTCGCTGGATTTGCTACATCAATCAATTCAAACAATCTATCAACACTATTCGGAGAAATAACATCAGAAGATATATAAAAAGATATACTTAATTGTCCTCGTAAATTTTGTGTTGGCGCAAATTTTACAAACTCTGTTCGTGCACCACCAATTGATTCATCATAATCGCCGTACACTTTTTCAACAGTTAAGCTTGGGGCGATCGATAGATTTGCAGAGTTAACCATAAGATCCTTATTATTCAAGGTTATCTTACCATCTTCAAATCTTAAAAAAGGTCGCGCCATGATCAAAGTTCGTTATGATAAGATTCATAACTTTTATAGGACAAAGATATATTCATCTCTCCGTCGATTGTACTGTTTATACTTTCGCTTATTAGTCGCACATTTTTACCCACAAAACTATTTATTACATTGGCATGATCATTGGCATCGCAAATCTGTATTGTTATATCACTTTGTGGTGCGGCTTGCAATCGATCTTTTATTTCGCGCACTTCATATTCATTTGCAATCATGGTTATAGTAATATCTGTTTCAATCGGATATTGTGTGTCCATTTGCACAGGTTCCAATTTTGGATCTTTGAGGGTTTCCCCTGTTTGCCAAGTTACAGCACTTCCTTTACTTAATGCATAAACAGGCACAACATTTATTGATCTACTATAACTAAAATCAACAACCGCATCTATACTAAAATCACTCACAATCAATTTGATACTTGACTGATCAGGATATTGTATGACTTGATCTTCATGAGTAATAACGTTTTCAAAAGGTTTAAAAATAAAAGCATCCTTTCCAAGATAAGCTCTTTTCAATGAACCGCGCCTTCTAAAACTTGTTGTTTCCGAAAGCGATTGATAAACATCGTATTGTATAGTCAATGAAGCATCATTCCACCGAGCAGTAACATCCGATCCATTTAAATATACAATTGCAACACTGTAACTATCATCAACTTCAAAAGGATAATATTGATTCAATTGATTTACTGCATAAGTTGATCCGCTTGATACATTCTTTCCAAGATTACCATATACAGTTATATCAGTTTGTATATCTGGAACATTTCCTACGCCGCATGTTACATTGTATTTCGATACCCTACCTTTTGTAAACCCAAAGCCCTTGGCGTCATTGTCGTACATGATAACACCATCAATTTCTGCTTCGTCGTAGATATATTTTCCCAGAGAATCGGTTTCCAACAGTGGATCTCTGCCCACCATTTTTCGATTTATACTAAAATTTCCTTGCAGTGGCGCATTGGGCGCAGCATCGATAAAACCAACACCCGCCACGCGAATTGGTTTTTCATTGATACCATAACTTCCATCAACACTTTGTACTCCCAGCAATCGATGACCATTTACTACTACAGTTTGTTCGTAATTCGAATAACTCATGATCAATCACTCAATAATCCTCCTGGACGTTGCTCTTCAACAATAACAGATAATACTTGTTGTTTTATTTTTTCGGCGATCGCAAGAGAACCTTCTTGATTTTGACTACCTGCAGATACGTCAGTAGATCCCTTATCAGAAGATTTATTTTCTCCCTTCACAGATCCGCCTTCAATATTAACCGAGATATTTATATTGTTTGTGCTTCCTCCTGACCCAGAGGTTTCTGAATTTTCTGCAAGTTTTTCGATTGGTCCACCATCATTAAATTTTCCTGCATTTATTTGATCTAGCATTGGCTTGCCAATTTGACGAGCACTACTTGCGCGAATAACATACTCTCCTTCGCTGAGCATGGCTGGAATTTGGTCGATACCAGATTTTCCTGCAATGTGGCCACCGCTTGCGTATTTGCGAATTGGCCCACCCATGTATCTATTTGTTGGGTCAAGAAACCAAGCTCCAACACTACCCGGGCGAGTCGGAGTTGAGAGATTGCTCTGCCCACCCCTAAACGCCGATAAAGCGTCAGGCATAGTTGCTGCTGGGTATCCAGAGGCAGGAGTCTTAAGAACTGTACCGTAACCCTGAGCTCCCGAAAAACCTCCATCTGCAGTAGCACTCAAAACAGTACCTTTTCCAACAGGAGTTTTTGGCCCAAATTTTTCCATCATGCCAGAAGTTATTCCTGCCATCGCAACACTACCCACAAAACTTATAATTTTATTTACCCTGGCATTTCTTCGTTCTGCATTTGCTTTTGCATCCTGAATAGCTTTCTCTTCTTTTTCGCGCTTGTCTTGTAGTGCGCCCTCGAGAGCAGATGCATCCTCAGAAAGCCCCACGTTCCCAGATTGAGAATAAAAACGACCGCTCATTTTTTTGTTTTGATATGCGCGACCAGACTTATATTGAAAACCTTCAAGCTTACCACCATTACTAAATCCAGGAATACTTCCACCAGCATTCATTCCATGCATGAATGATCCGCCATATTTATTTACTGCATCGCGACCCATCACATATTCACCATTACTGACCATAGCAGGCACACCGCCTCCTTGAGAATATTTCCTTACATTTCCGCCGCGAGAGAATGGAAGCATACCAACAATATTATTGGCAGCTTTTTGCATCATTGCTTGTTGGATGGTTTGTAAAAATGCAATACCTGCGTCACGCAAAGCATCATCCAAATCTTTTGCGCCAGAAAGAGCCTCGCTCATTGCGGTAGCCAATCCGTTTGCAAAGTTTTGAGGAATATCCCTGCTCAATTGATAATCAATCAATAAAGTATCTTCGCGCAATTGCGCCATACCATCTTTCAAACCATTCTTGAATGCACCTGGGCCAGTTTCATGCGCGCGCTTTGCGGCTAATCTTTTTTCTTCTAAAGCTAATAGTTTTTCGGCGGTAGATACTTCTTTTTCTGATTTCTTGAGTATATTGTCTATAGCATTTTGTGTTTTTTCTTTTGCTTGATTTCTTTTATCTTCAGTCTGAATTAAACCATTTAAAGTAGCTAAGTCATCTTCATCAAGTTTTGCACCAGGCCCAACAAAGCTATCTCTTTTTGCTTTTAAATCTAGAAGTTGCTGCTCCTCCATTTTTATTTCTTCAAGATTAGTTTGCTCTTTTTGAAGCTCTATTGTGGCGTTTTCTCGAATTGTTTTTATTTGATCTTCTAGCGCAATTTGTTTTTCCCTCATTTGAAAAGCTTCTTGCTCGGCACGTGTTTGATATCCGGGTCCTACGTTAGTTAATCTTTGTGCAGCGCCCACTTGTGCATCCATTCCTCGCATAGCTTGAGCATGACCAAGCGCTTGAGACATTAAGGCTCCGCCGGACTTTAAATTACTTATTAGATCTTTTCTTCTAGCAATAGCGTCATTTACTCTAAATTCTGACTGTGCAATTGAGTTTGATTGATTTACTTGCTGCGCTGCAAGGCTTAATGCGTTTTCTCGAGCAGTAACTTGGTTTTCTATATTTTTAATAATGTCGTCTCCAAGTTTCAATTCTTTATACATCTCCTGCCTTTCTTCTTGGGAAAGATTTATTAATTCATCTGAAACATCAAGTTTATTTGCGTCTACTTTTCCGCCGCCCCTTTCCTTAATTCTCTTTGCTAGTGCGGTTTTGACTTTACTTTTTACATCATCATCCTTAAGTACCCCCAACATATTAGACTCAAAAGCGTTCTCAGCTTGCTGCGCAGAAGATGCATAAGTTTCGGCGGCTTTATTTATTGATCCAATATATTTAAATTGAGCCTTCTGTTGTTCGGTTGCAAATCCACCCATTGTTTTTTCCATTAAAGATAGATTACTTGCTTGGGCTTGCATGGAGGAAGAAATATTAAACTGTGCTTGCTTTGCTCTTTTTTGAGATTCAAGCATGACTTTTTGAATATTTAACTGTAGAATTATTGCTTCACTTTGATCGTGCTCTGCAGTGATTTGTTCTTGATAAATTTTATACAATGCAGATCTTAACGCCTCAATTCTTTTTACATCTCCTGTATCCTCAACTTTAAAAAAATCTATTTTTTCTAATTTTTTTAAATAATCAGATGCTTTTTGTCGTTCAGGTTGATCCTGTTTTTGTATTTTCCCTTCTTTATCTTTTATATAAGATGGTAGCAAAAACTCTTCATCACCCATAGAGCCTATAGCTTTTTTCATAGTGCCGACTTGGTATTTTTGAATTTTTTGAAATTCATTTTGTTGATCTCCTTGCTCACGATATTTCGTGATCTGATCCATCTCTCCTGCTGACGGGCCAAAAAGGTCAGAAATAAGAGGTATTTTCATTTTAAATATTGGGTTATTCGGGCCCCTTGTAAGAAAATCCTTTTCACTGATATCGGGAGGCGTAGTAGCTGTGTACTTTGGAGCAGCCATCTTCATAACCTGCTTACCCTCTTGACTCATATTATCAAATATGTTTTTAGAAAATTTTTGCATAAACTTTGGACTTGTAGTCACAAAAGAGGAAACAACCCCTTGTTGCCTTTTTAATTCTGCATTTTTTAAAGCTTTTGTATTCTCTTCGGTTGCACTTGCCCAACCCTGATAAGCTCCAACTGCACCCCCGAGCGCTATTACCAGCGGTGCGCCGGGTCCAAACATTGGCGCGATCACACTTGCCATCATTGCTCCAGAAGCAGCGCCTGTTAAGGCTCCTCCTGCGGCATACATACTTTGATTACCTCCTTGAGCACCCATTCCACCTTGTTGTAAAAAACCCGCGGCCATTGGTGCTCCCATCATCATTGCCATACCAGTGTTTCCTGAAAAAGCCCTCCCAAGGCCAGAAGATAACCTTCCCATTTTACCTCCGATTCCTGTGGCTGAAGATTTTTCAAGAACACTCAATTTAGCTCTGGTTTTATCTAGATTACTTGTAGTACTCTTAAGTTTTGATTGTGCTGCCCTATACTCGCTAGTACCCTTGGTAAGCGTTGACAGCTCTTGATTATGTTTTTGTATAGCTTGTTCTCTTTGCTCTATTCTGCGATTTAACTTCTCTATTTTTTTAGTATGTTCTGTAGTAGCTTTTTCCCAGTTTTGTCCAAATTTTGTGTTCGCTATAGAACTTTTTATACCGTCTAGGGGGTTAAAGTAATTCGGCACAAATCCATTCGCACCAAACACATCACGCAAACCATTTGGCTCATCATGTGTATTGGTTACGCCGAGGCCGAGGGGGTTACCCTTGCCCATGAGTGCGCCGTGTGAGCCCACACGAATTTGTGAAACTGGAACGCCAGCCGCTTTTTCTCGGCCTATTGCATCAGATAATGGATCGGCAAAGTTGGGGATGTAACCTGATGCGAGGAATCCAGGTGCTTTATAAGTTTGACCAGCAACATCAGTTTTTTCGCTAAACTTTAAACCTTGTTTATTATACCATTGTTCGGTAGTACCCTTGAAGGTTTGAGTTTTTCCCTGTTCATCTAAATATTCAACCTCCATTTTATCTTTTAAATGATCAGGAGATTCACCTTTTAAATACTGAAAAGCGGCAGCGCCTTTTCCCAGAATTTTATAAAATTTTTCAGCAGCACTAGCTTGAAGTTTGGTGGTAAGATTACCTTTAACTTCTCCTCCTTTTTTGCCTTTACCTCCTTTTACTCCAAACAACTTCCAAAGTCGAGGGCTGTAAGGAAGATCTATCAGCGATGTGCCAGTCCGCGCAGAATAATCCTGAAACAAATTAGCCTCCATCATCGCACCCATAGCGCTCTCAAATGTACTACCAGCAACAGCATTAAACGAACCCTGGTTGAATGTTTTTCTTGCTTGAGCTTTTAATGCTTCAACATTCTGATAATCTTTTTTACCTAAAAATGATTGACCTATAGATGTTGTTTGCTCGATAGCAAGATCTTTAAATTCATCATCAAGCTCTTTAACACTCGCTCCCTTAGTCTTATTTTTGTCTACCTCACCCAACCCATAAGAAGGAACATTGATTTTGTAAAATCTATCGCCAGCCCATTGATTTTTCATGGCCTTGTTGACAGAGTCGTAAACTGTAACAGCGCCATTCTTTAATGCTCCTCCATAAAAATCTGCCTGCACATCTGTTCCAGACTGATCTCCAGTAATCAATATAAATTGAGATCCTCCTGGATTTATAATTCTGCCATTTAATTTGTCTACAGAATTATTTTTTGCATTAATTTTTTTAATATCCTCAGTAGTTGGTTTTTTCTTTGCAGTGGAATATGCTTGTTTCTTATTAAAATTTGGTATAAATCCCCCTGCAGCATATGGATCGAATCCATGTATATCTCCAAATGCTTGTTGATAGTTTTTTCCAGCTTTGCTTGAATGAGGGGGCATGATTGCAGGTTGACTCATGCCTTTGAAATTTTTAACTGTTTCTGCGCTGTTGTATATGACTGGGCCTTCGCCAGGCATGTTCATGCTGCGAATACTTCCAGCGGCATATCCACCTTGTGCAGCTTGTGCACGTTCGGGATTTGCATAATTAGGAATGTGTCCACCAGCTTTTTTACCAACAGGCGTCAAATTTGCACCATATCCTTTTCGATACAATGTGCCAGCCATGCCAGCAGTCAATTTGTTTAATGAGCTAGCTTCCACAACTTGAGCCTTAAGCAGGCCAAGTATAATTTTTTCTTTTTCAGTGCGGCCAATATCTGTACGCAACATTTCTTTATTGAGTGCTGCGTTTTGACCAAACAATGCAACCAAGCTTGTTTGTATGGCTTTTTGTTTTTGTTTTTCGGTTGTTACGCCGACCAACGAAGTTAAACTTTCTTTTGTAAACTTTAATGCTTGACCAAATAATTTGAAAAATACACCCGCGAGAACCACCAATCCTGGCCCAGTAATAACATTACCAATACCTTTAAGAAGGCCAGTAGCAAAACTACTTCCAGTACTCTCTCCATCACCCAATACTCCGCTCAATCCTTCAGCAAGACTTTTGACAGAGTTGAGAATCTTTTCCATTCCCGGAGCAAGTGCAATTTCTCCAATTTGCGTACTAACTTGTTTGATGGCAAGTCCTGTTTCTGTGGCAACTGCAGACATTGTTTTGCGCAGTTCTTCATTCTTTTGTATAGCTTCATCTGTAGCGCCAGCAGATATTCTGGTAGCTTCAGCCATGATACCATTTTGCTTCGCGGCATCACTCAAAACAGCTTTCAAAATATTGATATGAAACAAACCACCCATTGTTTGAGTAATTTGAGCTTTTTGCGCAGCGCTAAGAGTATCAAACGTATTGGCGAGATCATTCAGTATACGTTGTGCACCAATTGTATTTCCCTCAAGATCGCGAACTGCGATTCCTAAATTTTCAAGTTGATTGAGCGTATCAGTTTTTCCTGTTTTTGTGAAAATTGTTTTCAACGCATTACCAATAACCGCACCACCACGAGCAGTTTTTTGCTGAGCGGCAGTTACAATACCCACAAGTTCATCGATACTCACACCAGCACTTTGAGCAGATTGACCAGTACGAGAAATAGCGTCCGCAAAATCTTGCGCACTAACCGCAAACTTAACATCAACCGCAGCAAACTTACTAACCAATTGCGTAGTATCTTTGATTTGCGTGCCGTATGTGTTCATCGCAGCAGTCAAAGATTTTACCGCTTCGGCAGAATCCATGCCAGTCAAACGAGTAAGAACCAAAGCATCTCTCGTTCTTTTTAGAGATTCTTCAACACCCAAGCCCTGACGAGCATATTCTGTGGCAGCATCTGCAGCAACTCTGAATGCCGCACCAGTTTCTTTTGCCACTTTAAAAAGTCCATCACTAAATTTTTCTAAGTTTTGAGCGCTCAAACCCATAACCACATTAACATCAGCCATGGCTTTCTCAACTTCAACAAGATTTTTGACCATGCCCTTGAATGCATTAGCCACACCATTGATGATTGCCATACTCGCACCGAACGCAAGAATACGAGCATTCGCAGCTTCCATTGATTTGGTAAACTCATCAGCACCACGCTTCATGTTACCCAATGGCTGGGTGGCGCCCTTGTCATCAACCGTAATTTTAATTGGTTGACGACGAATTCTGTTTACAGCCGCTTGTACCGCCGCTTCAAGCGGTTTGGTATTACCATGTACATCAAGATCAATAGCCATATTTCCTTATTCCTTAGATAAGGTATTAATACACCAAAATTATGTCACACCATGCAATTTCATCAAATCTTCCATATTTAATGTTCCACCTTTTTTCTTCGCTTCCTCATGTAGATCAACTCCACCCTTTGATTTTTTGATTCCTAATTGTTCATAATCTTCACGTTTTGCGCCAACAATTGTGCCGCCATCTCCTTGAGAAAGTTTATCTTTTACTTTGTCGCGCTCTTCTTTTGAACTGCTACCAAATTCCAGCAATTTCGCGGGATCTTTTCTTATGTTCTCAGGTATATTTTCATTTGAGTCAAATATATTTTTAAATACTCTAGTATATACGATCAATCTTATTTGATTGTATGTCAATTCGCAAAATGGTTTTCCATAAAATTGTAGACTATCTTCTGCAAAGCTGAGATATGGATTGTAAAAATCTTCTAGTATTGTATATTGTATATTTTCTTCGCTGAAACTTTGAAAGATATCGTTGTATGCAAAGATTATTTTTTTGATGTCGTAATTTTCGAGCTCGTCAAACACCTCTTCGCTGAACAATTCTGTTTTCATATCGGCATCTTTAAAGAAACTCTTGATCATATAAAAATCATTGAGTCGATCTTTCGCATACTTTTCACATGTGTTGCCAACAAGTTGTATTTTTTGTGTTTGTTTTTCGAGTAGCAATTTTTCTTCTTTGTCAATGACTGCTTTTTGTCGATCAACATCTTTTTTGAGCACCAGCTTGGTTAATGCTTTTTTTAAATTCTCAAGATAAAGCGTCTTCTCGGTGATCACACGTTCGTCTTCATCAAGCCATTGACCTTCCCCCTTCAGAAACTCAAGCATGTCCGCCTCGGTGGGCACACCACGCTTCAATGCCTCATTGTGATAACGCTCTTCAATTTCCTCAAGCTCCACTTGATCATGTGGAGTGAGATGTTTTATGTATACAAGCTTTTCGTTGAAAAGCGTGCTAGAGTAGCCGCGAACAACGTCCCTAAAGATTCTTCTGCGCTTTGTCGATTCCACGCATTATATGTTTCCTTCTTCGATGTCGTTGTCAAGCTTTTCAAAATCAGCTTTACCTACCGCACCGCTACTATAATACCAAAAGCTATAAAGCGCCGCAATCTTTCCGCCTACAATGTCATACAATTCATCTCCCTCTTCTTCCATATCATAATAGGTTTGTAATTTTTGCTCAAAGTCACGACCTGCAAACAATGCAGTCATATCATCTTCATCTGATTTTTGTAAAAATGTAAGATTCAATATGTACCATTGTATAACTTTATTTTCTGCTCTAACATCAGCAGTATGATTGAATAAATTAGAATATGATGTTTCAACATTAACAATATCTTTTCGAAGAGTAGCAATTTCTCCCGCGATGTCTTTCATGCGTTGAGTATCTTCATCATTTAAAGTGGACGATTTAATTCCAAGCTTTTCACTTTCTTGAGACAGTTCGCCGTACTTAACATACATACTTGTTAATGCCTTTGCATCTTCTTCAGCGAGTAGTCCACCTGTGTCACTGTATTTTTTAGCAAGCATTGCTTTTGTTAGTACGCCTTTTTTAATACAATTACTCATTTCAACACTAAACTCAAGCTCAGCTTCTTCAATCTGGCGGCGCGTGGGTTGCTTCATTACAATACGATAGGGAACCTTATCTGTAACCTCTTTGGTTACGGACACTTCTTCTTGCTCTCCTGTTTCGGGATTGGTTACGCTACTTGTTTCAGTGCGTTTAACCTTCTCCTCTTTTTCAAACGTAAAACTATAAATTTCACGTAATTTCTTTCGAGTATCATCCATTGTAGGAAGCGTTTTTTCTTGTGTTGTTGATTCACTCATGATTATTTAAATGTAAATGCTATAGTATAATTATCTAAATCACCTTGAATATTTCTAATTGTTTCGTTACCAATATCCAAAGTTCTTTTGCGAAGATGTTGTAATTTATCTTCATCAAAGTAATCGGCTTGATCAACGATAGGGACACACCCTTCTGGAAGATTATTTCTTAACTTATTGAAATTAATCTCATGCTCTTTATGTAAGTCCTCAAGCATTACGAGGAAACCCTTAAAAAGGGAAACCGTATTCCTGTGACAACATTTCTTGAAAATGTCTTCTGCGTTCATTAAACCTTATACCTTGAAATGAAGTACACAAAAAATTTTCTTTAGTGTAAAAAGATTTATGGCAGAGTTTTTATCATCTTCTCAACGAGCAAGTATTGCGGCAAACCTGATTGATCTTCACGACACATTTGGAAGAGAAATTGTTGTATATAAAGAAGCGCAAAAAGTTGTTATCAGTACCGATCCGGGATTCAACAAGTTGTACGGCAATGCAGGTAAAAGCGCACCCAATGTACAAAATGTTCCTGTTCGCAAGGTGTTCAAAGCGCGCGTTCGATATGATACGGATCGCAGTCTTGAATATTTTGGCGAGACAGATGCTCAAGTGAAAGTAAATCGGCCAGACCCAAATAGCACAGTACGCATCAAATTAAGAGTAGAAGATTACGAGTATATAAAAGAAGCAAAACGCGTTGAACTTGATGGTAGAATGTTTCATGTTGAATCGGATCCGCGACCACACGGACTTTTTGATGTAATACAATTCACAACTCTATTTTTGAGACCCATCGAAGCAAATGGCCAATCCACTAAATAGATCAATCAAAACCACTATTGCTCGACAACTCAGTAGAGATAAAGAATTACAATTAAAAGTAAGGCTGTTGATTGAAAAGCAATTTCGCGTTGCAAAACAAAAAATGATGAGTGAATTCGAAGGTCACGCAGTAACCAGAGAGTTGAGGTCAGGACCAGGAAGTTCTAATATAAGTGGAACATTGCCCGAAGGAAATCTTTTTGGATTTATTGGCTTTGAAGGTGGTGCAGATCCTGTGAGCTCAATCGAAAAAATGCTAGCAAAAACAGATATTATAATACGTCGCCGCAAAATGGGTACATTTGGATTTGTGTGGACTTATATGGTTACCTCTCCATCAATGCAAGATTTGTATGCCGCAACTCCACTACCATGGGCCAGTGGATCAAGTTGGTTACGAGAGCTTGAGGGTCGCGGCATTCCCAATCTAGGACAATACATGCACAAACGAATCAACTCTAGCCGAAGTGGTGCGGGTTTTCAAAATCGCAATCGACCAGAGGGAGGACGTGTACAAATACCATACATAAAACAATTATTACAACAATTCGAAACAAACTTAAACTCAATACAAGCATCAAGAGTGTCAAGTAAATATTTTTAAAAATGAAACCTCAATTCCAACATGAATTAACAACAAGCTTTATGCTTTGGGCTGACAATTTTATAACAGACAAGGCGGATGCTTTTCAGAATTATACATCACCACTCTATCCAATGGGTACAGACGATCAACTTGGTGCAGGATTTGTAACTTACAGCAGTCCTCACAAACAATGGGTATTTGACGAAAGTATTGACGACGTGCAGGTTCCAAGTGGAATATACAACAATGGCACATTTATGGAGCGTGGAGATGATGGACTGATCATTGATTTTGATGATGGCAGAGTGATACTTGATGCATCTTTTGGAGATAACAATACCACTCTTAGCGGTTCATATTCTGTGAAAGAATTCAATTGGTACATCACAAACCAAACCGAAGAGCAACTTATCGTGGAAAGTAAATTCGATTCTAATGGGAGGTTCAAGCAAGAACTCTCAGGAATTGCACCTCACAAACAAGTTGTTCCTGCAATTTTCGTAAACCCTGAATTGGTTGAGAATGAACCATTTGCGTTTGGCGGTGAGGATAAAACAAGCACCAACATTCGATGCGTAGTTTTCGCGGAAAATACCTATCAACTTGATGGAGCCATGTCGGTTTTCGCCGATTCAAAAAATGAAGTTTTTCAAAAAGTTGAGTTCTCAGACTATCCACTTACTGAATATGGAGACACTACCGGATTCAATTATTCGACATTAATAAACAGCAAGCGTCGAGATCTTTTTCATGTGGAAGATGTGCGCTGCTCCAAGCTTAGCGACCGCGTTAGCAAAAATATTGATCCATCTCTTTTCGTGGGATTTGTTGACTTTGAAATCACAAACTTAAGATTTCCTAGATCATAATTTCCCTTTAATACTTAAAAAATGTAATTAACAGCAGAAATTTAACTTCAATTTTATACATATCATGGCAAATAGAGCAAGAGTAATTTATCAAAGTGAGGCGTTGTATGCTGGTACAGTAGACGCCACAGGTCACCACTTTTTAGTTAACGGAACTGGTTATAAAGATCAGGCTACGGCAGATGCAGCAGGTACAGCCACAACAGGAATCCAACAACTTCATAGAGTACAGAGTGCAAATTATAGTTTTTCAATCAACCGTCAAGACGTCAATCAATTTGGCCAACTTGCAAGAATTGACAGTGTTGCCATTGAGCCGCCAACAGTAACATTAGATTTCTCATACTATTTGACAAATGGATTCAATGAAGAAACACTTGGTTTTAACATTGACGGAGGTACAGACTTAAAATGGTCACAAGCTTTAAGTGACGAACTTCTCTTGGGAAAAACTGCAGATGCAGACAATCCAGGTGGAAAAAACTTCTTTATCTTAACAACCGCAGAAGGTAGTGATGCAGTAGGTTCTGATTTGTCAGTAGAAGCTGGAAAAAGTACTATTGCTCTTGGTAATGGATTTGTTTCTAATTACTCTATTGAAGCTGCAGTTGGTGGAATGCCAACAGCAAGTGTGACAATTGACGGATTAAATCTTAGAAGTTATACAGGTACAGCAGATCTTGATAATCCTGCAATCAACACAACTTATGGTATACCTGTAACAGGTAGTGAATTTTCTTTACCTCCAGCAGTAAGCGGTAAAAGTGATGCTGGTGAAGATGGAATCTGGGGAAATGTAGACGATACAGACGGAGACGCAGGAATTGCGTGTTTGCGCCCAGGAGATATTTCATTAAGTCTTGGTCTTGACGGAAGAGCTGGAGAGTTTGAATTGTTACCATCAAAAGATCCTATGAATGATTACGAAGGTAGTGGTTCAGCACATATTCAAAGTTTTAGTATTGATGTTCCAATCAGTCGTAGCGTAATCAATCGCTTGGGTAATCCATACGGATACGCTCGAGTAACAGATTTCCCAGTAAATATTTCTGTCTCTGTCAGCGCTATCTTATCAGATCTTAAAGAAGGTAATGTTGCCGATCTTTTATTCAATGAAGAGCAGCACGACCTCACTTTCACAATGCGTGAGCCAAGCCCACAAGGAACAGGGGACGCAACTCTTGTATATAAAGTTAAAGGAGCTCGTCTCGAAGGAGAATCATTCAGTTCTTCTATTGGGGACAACAAGAGTGTTGATCTTACATTTACTGCTCAACTTGGTGGACCACAAGATAAAACAAATGGTTTGTTTATCTCTGGTTCGGCAGCATAATTTTATAAATTACCCTCCAAGAGACCCTCGATTGTTAGTTCAATCGGGGGTTTTTTGTTATTGAAAATATAACCTCAATCCATCTGTTCTAGTTACATCAAAAGTCATTGAACTACTAACCATAACATCTGAACCAATTGAATGAGTATAATTTTGTGATTTTAATTGTGCTCGATTTATTTCAAATACAATATTTTGCGCGACATCAAATGATGTTTCAAAATCGATAAGATCAAAGTCTAACTCTGTGATAGGAAATTTTTTCCACAAGCCTGCGTTATTAACATATATAAATGTATAGCTATATGAAATGTTTCCCGAGAAAGTTTCTGAGGTTGGAAGTAAAGGTATCTTGCCCCACCTTGAATATCCATCTTTTATATCTCCTACGTTTTTACCAACAGGCAAATCCTCTTCCTCTTTCCAATATGTAACCGAATCTATGAAAACGTAATAATAGTTTCCATCATCACTAAAATCTGTATCTTCACTAATCAATCGATCTATAGACGCCATAGCAATTCGCCGCCAATCATTTTTCTCCACCGCGACATAATAATAATCACCAGCAATATATGTAGATCCTTGATCTCCTAAAATTCTTTGAGCTACAGGGTGTTTGACAACAATATCATATGTATCTGTTTCTGTTAAAAATGAATCGACTTGATCTTGTTCGTATCCACGAAGAACCATATCCACAGAAAGTTGTCCAATCACAGGTAATTTTAATTTTCTATTAAAAACATAATTACTACCCATTCCATAAATATCCTGTCGGGCAATAGGAAGATCAATTGAAATATTTTGCACAGCAGCATCAACAGAATCAAGCGATGCGCCGCCCCTACCGCCGCTGTTTTTTGTGATTGTCAATTTTATATCACCAGGCTTTGTGGTAGAAACCTCGGGGTCGAAATGTTCATCAAACACATAACCATGTCCTTCTCTGTCATGACCGACATCTCTCATTTGATCGGGATTCAACACAAACTCTTCGCTTGATTCAGTGTTATTTACGCCAAGTTTAACAGCAGGTAAAGTGGGGCGATTTTCAACAGAGTATGTATCATACTTCATGTTGCTGCCTGCGTAACCCAATGTGCTTGTGGGTAATGACCCAACCGATGCACTGTATCCATAATTCATTAAAAATGCATTACCAATACCAATAACATTATAATCCTCAAAGTCTGTCTCATCATTCAAAAATACAAGATCTTTGTGGCCGTCTTCGTGCGAAGCAACTGTTATTATATTGATATCATCTGTCGAAGAATTTTGTAAAAAGTTTTTTAGCACACTGCCATCTTTACCAATATGCAAACCTGCTGCAATTTCATTTTGACCTTCTGCAAATAAATATTCGATATTGCAATTAACATCTGGCGCGCGAACAATTGGACTTTGTCCATTTCGAGTTACAAGCTTATCGCTTCCAACAGCTTTAACATCTACTGCTTGATGAGAGAATCCATAATCCATACTCTGAACACGAATCAAATCAGTATATTTTGTACCGTTTTCTTTGTATGCAGGAGCATCGGTTAGTAAAATACCAAGCCTTTCGTAAGTTAAACGAGTAATTGTTCCTTGCGCCACGAATCATATTACACTATTTCTACCATTTAGTGTAATAAACATTGCCTGCCATGCCGAATAGAAGAATATCAGAACTAGACGAAAGCGGACCGTTGTATTTTAATGATGTGTCGTTCAATAGTATTTACACAGAAAGCGTATCAGAAGGATCTTCAAGTGATTGGTTTTTGATGACTGCCAATCCAAAAGTAAGCAACAATAAAATATCTATTCCAAATTTTCAACGCTCTGTATTAAACGATGGATTATACTTAAATGGCGCCCAAACAATTAGCGGGCACAAAACATTTAAAGATAAATGTCATATCACAAAACGTGCAAATATACATGCAATACAAGATCTATCATCAGACGGCCCAATCAGTGGAAAAACATTTGTTGGAACAACTGGGCTGTTTGAAAATGCGGTTGCAGGAACAGGAAATAATATACCCGAAGGCTGCGATCTTACAATTTTTGAAAGCGCAACATTTGAAGGAAAATTAAAAATAAATAATGCATTATCATTTCCTGGAACACTCGACACAACAGGAGATTTTTCGGCGCTAAATTTTACAGTTGCTAGTGGTGCACAAATAATTCAATCAACTTCAACCACAGGAACTTCTAGTTTCTCAGAAAACTTTGATGCGTTAGGGGATCTCAACGCAAGCGGACAAATTTCAGCAGACACTTTATATGTTCACGAAAATATATTCTCACAAAACAATCAGAAAATAACATTCAACAACGATCATATACATTTTACTAGCGGATCATCTAATGCTATCGACATCACTGATGAAAATATACAAATTAAAGATGTAATATATGTCAACAATGATAATGTTATAAACCTCTCCAGTTCAACACCTTCTGGAATGTTGCATGTAGATGGAACAGGTTATGTGGAAAATATAAGCACATTGAATGATACTATATATCGTCCGTTTTTTGGTGGCGATGATGAATCAATGATTTTTAAAACACAATTAAGAACAGGTGCGCGGGAATACACAATCGACTTGCCAAAAACATTTCACACTCAACCAATATTATCCACACAATTACAACACACAGGATACATCATTCCACACATCATATCAGATGTAACAACTAATGATTTTAAAATAAAATTCGCAGAAGATATAGATGATAATGAATTTATAATTCACACCACCGCAATGTCCGCGTCAACAGGTGAATTGAGCACAAACAAAAAAGGCTTTCAACGCTTCACTACTAATATAACTGCAGGTTCAGATACATATACAATTTCATTTCCAGAAGAACACAATTTAAAACCGATGGTCAACATTAATATTGAAGCACAAAATGAGATAGTCCCGCACACAATATCTGGTGTAAGTAAAACTGATTATACTTTAATTTTGTCTACCCCAACAACAGAAAATTATACGATACACACCATCTCTACTGAACACGAAACCCAGAGAATAAGTTAACATGCCTACCGACAATAGAATATCCACTCTTCCCGAGCTCAGTGTTTTATATTCTGACATTGACTTGCTTTCACCAGTCGATCCATCCGCCTCAAATGCAGATGCAGATGTACTATTTTTGATCACAAAGTCAGGTCAAAAAAATGAAAAAATAACATTCAAAAATTTAAAAAGCTCGATTCTTGGTAATACAGTTGCGCTCACTGGAGCTCAAACAATAAGTGGAGAAAAAACATTCGCAGATATTTGCACATTTGAAGATACAGTATTTTTAAATGAAGTAGTAGACACAACATATAGCGGAGATATTAGCGGTTATAATTTTGTAGCAGAAAGCGGATTGTTCGAGAAACTAGGAATTGGTAGTGGATTTGCAGACAAAACACGAGTGCCAGAATATGCACTTCATGTGGAAGGAGATGTTTGTATTGAAGGAGAATTTAATGCTCTTGGTGAAATTGAATTTGGAGGAAGCCTTGGGCTTAATGATGTTACTGTGTCCGGAGATTTACATGTTAATGGTTCTGGAGTCTTCAACAGCGGATTACATGTCAGCGGAGGCGCTGATTTTTCTGGCTCGATAGATGTCGTTGGTACAGGTAATTTTGGCGGCGACTTAAATGTAACTGGTGATATTTCTGTAACAAATAAAATTGCACACGTTGGAGATGATGATACATACATTCAATTTTCCGACGATCAAGTGGCAATCAAAGCTACAGGTTCGAGCGTAGTTGTTGGTGAGTCGATTGAGTTTTCTGTGAGTGGAGATAAGAAGCTTGTGGTTGACTCAGATGGTCGTTTGTTGATCAATTCTGATACAGCCCTCGGACAACTATCAATGAGCGGTTCTGCGTATGTTGACGAGCTTTATATCACAGGTCAAAACGGAGGTTGGGAAAAACTGGTGCCCAAAGGATACGATGAATCTGTTCATTTTACAACTAATCTGATTGGCGGAGAAACAACATACGAAATTGATTTTCCAAAAACATTTGGTAGCACGCCTGTTGTACATGCAACCCTACAAAGTGAACGAGATGAACAAGTTAGATTTTTCAACATCTCAAATATCACAAACGCTTCATATTTTATTTCATTCGATCAAGCTTTAACAAGCGACAAATATTCTATCGAAACACAAGCAACCTCAACAGCTTCATATTCATTGCATCAAACAACCACTCAATCATTCAAAGATTATGTGATTGAAGGAGGAGACAATTATACAATAACATATCCAAGTGCATTTGCGAAATCACCAACAGTATCTGTTACTCTTGAAAGAAAAATATCTTTTAGTGCGACCGACCCCGGAGATCCTGGTGAAACATTTTTGGATAGTTGGGAATATTATATTGCAGTTGATTCAAATACATGGCGCCGCGCAACAACAGCAGAATCTATTCGCGCAGCAGGCTCTGCAGGTGATACAGATTTTGATAATGATTTTTATTATGTTTGCATAGATGATACATTATGGGGCAAGTTACCACTTGCAACCTCCACAAAAACTGACGCAGGAAACCTTGGTGATTTCGATTATGATGATAATTATATTTACGTATTAACCTCAGAAGGCTGGAAGCAATCAGCAGTAGCAGTATGGAACTCAGAAAGTTCTGCAACAATCGTACCATACATGATATCTGATATAACAGACTCAGATTTTAAAATCAATTTCGCATCTTCATTAACCTCTCAGTACTACGTTCACGTTATTGCTTCGAGATAAATCTTGACAATGTTTCGACTATGTGGTATAGTTGAAGCATGAAAAATCTATTGTACAGAACCAAATGTTATTTGGTAGGTCACATGCAGTATGTGAGCGGTCGTAATTGGAGAGATCATGTAGCAGAAGAGCTTAAACCATTAAGTATTACATGTTTTGATCCATATAAAAAACCTTTCATTAAAGATGTAGAAGAGGACGAAGCAAGTCGCCAAGAAATGGAAACTTGGATGAGTACCAAGCAATACGATCGAGTAACCGAGCGAATGAAAACTGTTCGTGCATACGATTTAAATTTGGTAGATCGTAGTGATTTTATTATTGCACATCTTGTGCCTGAAGTAGCAAGTTGGGGAAGCGCTGAAGAAATTGTCACAGCGGTTCGCGAAAAAAAACCTGTATTCGTTAGCATGGAAGGTGGCAAAGCAAAGACTCCGCTGTGGATGCTTGGTATGTTTCCTCATAAATACATCTATAATAGTGTTGACGAAATCATACAAATGTTGTATGCCATTGACGATGGAAACAAACCTATTGATTCTGACCGTTGGCGCTTGTTAAGAAAAGAATATAGATGATACAAATTCTCGCGTCCTCATATTTTGAATTTTTTACAGGTGATTTTTTAGCCTTTGGATTGTTAGGGGCAATTGTTTTTGCCTTCCAAAAAAAGAAAGATAATGATTTTTATGGAAAATAATGCTTGACATATTGACGAGTATATAGTATGATCATTTATGCTCACTCAAAAAATAGTAGAATTAAGTTTTGAACATGAGGAGCAGATACTGAATTTGATAAAAGTGTCTATCTTTAATGGAGACGAACTACATATAGGAGACTTATTACCAACAGACAGTAATGTGTCTTCGTTTTACAAGTTAGAAATCTTTCCATTATTATTTGAAGATGAGCCGGTGTTTGGATGTTTTGATCACGAAGCATTGATCGGTATAAGCTGCTGTTCAACCAAGATAAATGATTTCTACAAACTCAAACAAAAAACCGCGACAGGAGTTATCACGATAGTGCATCCTGATTATCGTCAACAAGGAGTAGGAACAGAACTTAGGTTATCTATCGGCAAAGAATTGCACAATCGCGGCATACAAAAATTTGTATTTGACATAAAAAACAACAATCAAGCATCACTAAACAACGCACAAAAAATCGCCGCACAACTTGACGCAGAAACGCAATTGATAGCATTTAAATTCGAGGGCAATACAAATGTTTTTTGATCAAGTATTAGAATATTTAATCGACAAACAAGCATACACAAAGCAACAACGTCGATTATTCGATGCACTAGCAAGCGTGTTTGTTGAATTTCCGATTGACAATGAACCACCAAGCTCAGCGGTTGTTGCGCTTGCAGCAAATTGTGGCTCTGATTTGCCACATGCGCTTGCCGCAGGGCTAAACTGCATAACAGATCAACATCTTCCAATCAATCAAATCGCAGAATTTATATCAAACAATTATCATAAAAATCCTATCGATGTTGTGCGCGAAAATGACGGCATAAACATTCCGGGCTTTGGACATCCATCAATCAAGCAAGAAGATGCAAGAGTAATTTATCTTATAACAAATTTCGCTGACTTGATAGATAATCACACAAATTTTTGCTTAAGACTACAAGAGCAGATGCCTGTACCAATGAATATTGGATGTGCAATCGCAGCTCTTTCTCTGGACAATGGAATTGACCCAAGTAATTGTTTATTTCTTCCATTGATGGGCAGAATGTTTGGATGGCTTAAACTTTACAACAAAACTAAAAACAAATTCAACAAAGTAGTTCCTTCTTTTGAAAATATAAAAAATGAACATCCGTCAATATCTGATCCACCGCAAAGCATCAACTGATCTCTCGCGATTTGCTGACTTTTCGCGGCAATTAAAAACAAAATATAAAACACTCGATGGATATGCATTTGATTTTGATAATGAAGATATATTATCAATCAAGTTTTATTATAAAATATATACAAAAAAAGATATCTATGACTCTAATTTTGCTCGTTGGTTTTTTAATAATGACATGTTTTACTATGCATTCGCGGGATACTTCAATAAAGATGAATTAACATTGAATAGTAAATCTCTCGCAGGTTTAAACTTTTCAATTAAATATAACATACAAACAAAAGAAATTGTTCGCTCGGTCTACTTTAAA